CGAATTCTAATGTCAATTTTTCTATCTGCACTAGCAGTGCGCCAAAGGAATTGAAACTGCACAAGATAGTTGCCGAAAGACAACGGATCTGTGGGCGTTAAGCTTAGTTTGTTAAGGAATGTTGTCGTGGAACTTGTCGAAGTTTCGGTGTTGTCTTCAGTGTAATAAAGCTGCGTTCCAAAAATGTTACCACTATCAAGCGTATAGGTCAGCGCCCAAATCCCAGCGCTAGTAGTATTGTCTCTAAGAAAGATAAACGTTTGCGCGTTAGCGCGAAGCGTCGCTAGAAGAGTGCCCGAGTTATCTTGAATCGCTATGGTCTGCGTTGAAAAATTCCAAAGCTCGTAGCATGTATTCGCGATAAGCGTAGTTGCATCGGGCAGCCTAAATATCTGCCCGGCTACTGTTCCTGTAAAAATCCAGGTACGTGAAGAGCCGGCGTCGAGTGTAGTTGTGGTGTTGGCAGTAGCTTGCGAGGTAGCTGGGGTTGCTAGCCTATCCATTATGTATAGGCCCCGGTTATTGTTGATGCTAAGCGGGCCTTGCAGTGGATTCATTAGCCTATCTCCGCAACCCAGGCTGTTTGTCCTGATGCTTCGCCTATGATGTAAATACCGATATCGCCAACGGGAAGCGAAACGCTTTGCCCCGGTAAAATAGGAAACCCGCGCCCAGAACCTGAACTAGCCACGCTTGATTTTCCCCACCAAAGGGTACGATTGTTGCTTTCATTATAGATAACTACAATTTGTCGGGTTGCGTTGCGTGATGCGCCGACCTTTACTTCTGTAATGGTCGTACCCACGGTAAGCACCGCATGATCTAGGCCCGTTTCGACAACGTCCGAGCGATCAGAGCTTGTTGTTATGCCCATAATGTTAGGCCCCAGGGGTCTTTGTTTTTTTCTTTTTATCTATCGGCGCTGGCACGCTGGGGTTTAGCGCCGGGGCGAGAAGCGCTTCGATTTTCGAGTGCGTGGTCGATAGCCAGGTTATGACTTGCGCGGCAGCTAAGATTTCTTCTCCGTCAAGCTTATATTCGCCTCGCTTTATAATTTTCATAGTTGCTTCGAGGCGGCGAAGATCAACGTCGGTCACCGAGAGCAGCGTAGGGGGCGCTTCGTTCATAGATTATGCACCTTTTTATGCAAGTATGCAGCGGTATACGAAAGTATGCGGCAAGTATAACAAAAAACCCGGCTTAGCTAAAAGCTAAACCGGGCGAAGGAGAAAGAAGAAGAGGACGTTCGTGGAGGTCGTCTCTCTTAGGCTAGCTGCATGAAGCGCACGTCTTGCGTGCCGGACTCGGAGATTGCGAATAGCGGCACGAATTCACCGACTTCTTCCGACCAGCTTGCTTTTGCGTCGATTACGAGGCCCGATGCAAACGTCACGGTGTCGGCAAAGCCGATGGCGATGGCCTTCGCGCCTCGATTCTCGATCACGACGCGCTTGCGGCCCGACGTTGCGGCTCCAAGCGTAGCGGCGGTCGTCGTTACGGAGACGGCAGCGACGGAGCCCTCAACGTTCGGCGCAGTGGACACAAGCAAGCGGCGATACGAGTCGACGATCAGGTCCGAGCGATCGTCGGCGGCAGATAGCTCAGTCAAAGCTGCATCTATGGAGCGCGCGCCCATTTTTATCGGGTTTCCGGCGTCGGCAGCGTCGTCGGCAACGTTGCCCTGCGGCATAACGTTGAGCGCGCCGCTCGTTAGGCCGACCCTATCCCACGCCGAGCCGTCCCAGGCGTGCAGGAACGAGGTCGTATCGAGGGCGAAAATATTTGCCGGGTCAAGGTCGTCGCCGCTCGGATTTCCGCCCGTTAGGCGCAGCGTTTGTTCTTCGGCGCCGGGCGCCGCGTCGCGCACGTGGCCGACGAGGCCCACATTATCTGGAGTCAGGTTGTCGCCTGCATCATAGACGCCGTCGATCTCGACCGCTATGTCGTTTATGACGTTGACGTCAAGCCCTTCTTTGCCGCCGATATTGGTCGACGTCAGCGCTCCGGCGGACGTGCGCACGAAAGCTGCGAGGGCAGCGCCGTCGGCTGGGGTCGTCGAATCATATGCAATTTTATTTATATTAATAGACATGGGGCGAAGTTCTCCTCGGGGGTGTTTAAATCAACGAGGAGGCTATCGGCTCGGGGCGCCAGGGCTTTAGCTTAGGTCTGCATGTGAACTTGCAAGGTGTCGTTATCTTTTGATGATTTTACGTAGAGGGTCGGCGTAGCAGCGGGGTCGAGGCTTCGTAGCTCGACGGTCGCCATGGGGCCGACGTAAAAATAAGGCCCCCCTGGTGCCGTAGCATACGTGAGACTTCCTAGGCGCGTGTTAAAAAAGATATTTATCGCGCCGACGGGCAGTGCAATCGGGTATTCGGTGTCAGCCGTCGCCAGGGCATAGTTTAGAACCGTGCCGATGCTAAGGCGTTCGCTTGTGACCTCTAGCGGGCTTCCGGGCTCAGTTCTAACGATCGTTCCTGGAAGCTCTAGTATAGGCATAGGCTAGGTCTTTTTCCCAATCGCAATAGCTTTCATCGTGCCGGTTGACGTGCCGTTCGACTTCCATTTTAGCATCATATAGCGAAAAGCTAAACGCTCGTAGCTCCAAAGTTTCGAGCCCGAGGGCGAGGTGACGACAAAATCGCTGAGCGGGATAGCGTTATCTTCCGTAAACGTATTCGCTTCCGAAAAATTGCTGGCGTAAAGTTTGAATTCGCCATCTGTGCTATCGGCATTCTCCCAGACGACTTGCACGGAGCCGAGCGGCATATCGCGAAAATCAATCACCACGCTTTCAACGTCGGCGGCCATCGCCGTGGCTTCGGCGATGATAAAGACGCGGTGCGTGTTGGTTGTTATGGCGATCATAATTTATCAAGTCTGCTTTCGATCATATTAAGCAATCCAGGTCATAGAACCGCCCCATATGTAGGGCGTTCCTATAAGACGTTTAGCTATGTCAATTGCGAGTTCTTTCATTTTTAACGTCTTATGTAAATGCTGTAGTCGCTTGATAAGATCCAAGTTCGATTAGGGTTACCCTAGTCGCATCGTATCCATTTGCGCTTCCGTTTAATGCTCCATTACCTGATATATCAACGCTAAAAGTTAAAGTTGTTGCTGTCGCTTGGAAAATCCATATAGTTGATGCTCTATAACCTTTGGCGTCTGTTGCACCAAGATCAGCGCGTAAATTCCATTGATCTATGATATTGCTGTTATGCAATGCTCTGACACGAACTTCTTCGGATGCAGAATTTCCGAGCAAATAAGCAAATCCTGTCAAGTTTATTTGATAAAACTTTCCGACAACTAAGTTATTAAAAGTCAAATCAGTTATTGGGTTAGTTGTAGAGGTAATATTTGAAGTTAGATGCTTAGACTGGAACCTATTAATCTGAGACAACGCACCTGGTTGAGTAGCGGTAGCAAGGCCAGTTCCAATACCTATAGGATTTTGGGCTTTTGTAATGCGCCAGTTATAAGTTGAATAACTACTCCATGCTTCCCCGTCGCCAGCATAAGTAGCGTTAGTTGGCCTTGCTCCCTTGTTACCAAAATATACTCTAATTGTAGTGCTAGAGGTCGCTTCCCAAAAAGCACCATATCTTGATGTTCCTTGAGAAACTGGAGGGGGTAGTGGAGTCCAGCCCACTTGATTATTACTCATTTCCAAATAGACTTTATCAGTCGCCTTTAGCGGCGTTGGTAAAAGAACATCATAAGAAGTGAATGTATTTGCCGTAGTTGAAGCAATAGATACGATTGGGGTTCCTAATGGATTATAGGAAGTAGTCGAAGAGTTATAATTTGTGTTGGCTATACCATTTGCATTAGTATTACTCGCATACTCAACTTGGCTATTAGCCATTGTTAAAGAAGAACCAGCCCATTCGGCGATTGGTATAGGGCCAACAAGGAAATTAACTATATCTCCATTAGCAATATCACCTTCTCGTAAAGTTCTTGTTAATCCATTCTCAGCAAAAGTTATTTGATATGGCGTTGTGTTACCATCTGTAATCAAAGATAGAACCTTTAAATTCCCGCCGTCGTACCATAAGCCTTCTCCTACTGCACTTCCTAATGTGCTCGAATTCGCCATTTTATTATAATTAAAGGTTAGCGAAGCAGATCTAATTGCGATTATGTCTGCTGTGCCTACTCCCGTTCCTGCTGAACTAGCAGAAAACGTCCCACTAAGATATAGGTTTTCTCCATCTTGCGCATAAAAGATAGCCTCTGCGCTTCTAGTGAAATCTAAGGCTCCGCCAGCGCGATTTGTAAATGAAAAAAGTCCTGTGGCGGTTTTCCACTGGGTTTTTGTAGATCCAGCAACGGTCAGTTCAGGAGATACGGTAACGTCATCAACTAAAATCAAATCATCAGCGTCACCGGCTGTAGTGCACTCTAGCCTAGCAACGTAAGTCTTAGTCATGTCCAAGACGAACAAGGCTTCCCACTTAACGTTAGCACCATCTGTAAGTGTCAGTTCTGTGCCTGCAACGTAAGCAGAGCCATCATATAAACCAATCTTGTAGACGCCAGTTGAGCCAGTATCTAATGTTAGTTTACAGCGCATACTAAAGCGCATTAACTGGCCGTTGTGCTTCTCTTGGAGAGTGTTCAACGTCCAATCAACAGTCTTATTGATAGTCGTGTTGCCGTTAATGGCAAAGTAAGTGTTTGCAAACGTAGCCGCCGTCGTGCCGCGCGTTACTGTAAAACCTGAGCCAGCCGCCACAACTCCATCGGTGGCGTTAATCAAAGCACTTGGATTTAAAACGTAGTTATTAGTTTCCTCACCTGCATACTTTTGGTGCGCTCTTGTTGCAAGGGTTCCAAACGCAGCACCTGCGCCGCTCCAAACCGTTCCGCTTGTTGCGGATCGAATGAATCCAACGGGCACGTAGCGCACCTGGTCTTTAAGCTCTGGTGCAATGGTTGAAAGATGGAAATTTGCTTCAACGACTCCATAAACCTTCCGGCCATTGTCGGAAAGTGTGACCTCACTAGAAAGGGAGTTAAGATCAATGTATAGATAATAAGTCGTCGCATTCGTTGGGTCTGTGCCTAAAATCGTATCAAGGTTTATCGTTATATCTTTACCGTAGTCGGTGCTTGCCGAGCCGGAACCGTCATACGTTGCTAGCTCTCTACCGTCACCTAAGAGAATAAAGCCGCCCTTTAGCGTGGCATTTGGGTCCGTAACCCCCTGGAGCTTAAAGCTCGCGTCGCCCGAAGCGCCGGGCTTAAACTTGCCGCTAGCGGCTTCGTACACCAGGGCTTGACCGTCTTCCGGCGGCGTTGTCTGCACGTCAACGTCTTGCACGTCGCCCTGGTCAAGGCGCGTGACGCCAAACACAAGGCTTACGGCAAACGTTAGATCATTGCCGCCCGTGTTATTTGTAATCTGAAGCGTCGTCGCTTCGTCGCCAGTCTTCTCGACGACAGAAAAATCAGAACGTTTCGGCGTCGTCGCTTCGGTAAGCAGCACCCATTCGCCGCCTGTGAAGTTCCATAAATCGTATTGTATGCTCGAAATATCAGAGTCAAAATTGTGGACCAGGTCGACCGTCTCAGCTTGATCAAAATCAGCAAGCGAGTACCAGCGATCATTCATATTATCGCCGATCTTCGTATATAAAGCTTCAATGCTAGAATGAAGACCGGCGCCGCCAGCTGTGCCAAGCGCAGGATGATTTAACTGAAGACGTGATACTACTGCCATGTTACCTAGCTCCCAAGTTTATGCTCGTGGATATTCATTCTCTTTTCGTAGTCGGTAAGCGGGCGCCGCGTTACGGTGCCGTTCACCAGGACACTGATTTTTTCTTCTTGCGTGAGAAAACTAAGGCCCGCTACGTGTACGCGAGGCGTCACAGCGTGGCGAATCGCGAGCGCATTGCCCGCGCGTGCATAGGCTTCCCACTGGCTCGACGCATAAGCTGCGCCCTCGACGACGAGCGCGCGGCGCACCTCGAACGTCGTCCGATCTTCGGCCTCGATAATCGCATAGGCCAGGTTCGTTTTGTCGACCGCCCAAGCGCCGTCCGCGTCTTTCGTCGTGGCACCGTCCCAGACGCCGACGCGCGGCGGCTTGCCGTCGGAATACTCGAAGCGCCAGCGTAGACGAAAAAATCTAGCTGGCACCGGCTGATAGCTTGGGACTAGGACTTCTTGGCTCACACGTATTCCCATCTTAATTTCTTATGCGTCGCTCTGCGCCCTACGCAGCAAGCTTGTATGTGCTTATCGCTACCTGAAATTTTTTCTGCCGCTTCTCTTGCAGTACGAAAAATTTCTCCGGTATCTACACACCGCACAGCTCTAGCTTTTGCTGTAGTAAACCCTTGCGCTGTTCCGTTTAATCTTCTGGTTTCCCATATCTTAGCACCCGCTAATTTAACTTTCTCGCTATTTCGGCGAGATTCTGATATTTTGTGTTTATGGGCCTCTGACCACTTGCGCCCTTCTAAACCATTTGGCTTTCCTTTTTTAGCTCCTGATATCGCTAATTTATGCTCTGTAGATAAGTTTTTCCCGCGTGACCACGCTATCCCTTTTTCTCCGCCGCGTGTGCAATTTATTGTTGCTTGTCCTTTAGCACGGTACTCTGCAAGTATTTCAATCTCTTTTTCGCTTGCTTGATCTTGACTTAACCCTTGCAGCAAAATACGAACTTCGGGCGGGCTTACAAATTCTTTAAACCAGCGCTTAGATCGCTTATTGAACGCCCATGCCCTATGCTCTCTACCTGCCCCTACATACATGCATACATTGCCTTTAAAATGCCCATACACATAAAAATCGTTCATGAATACACCTCAAATATTGTTGAGGGTATTCTCTACAGTAAGAAGAAAAAAGAGGATAGAATACTTACGTAACTACTTGAATTAAGCGGTGAAGCTATAGCCTATCACGAAGTCAAATTGCACTATGCCACCATCTGGCGCAGCTTCTTCAAGATAATAACGAAGCTTGACGAGCGCATGATCGCCGAGCACCGAATCGCCGTCCTTGCCGATCTGCCCGGTAACGGGCGCCGAAGCGTCGACCGGCGTGCCGGGCGTGCCGTGCGGGTCAGAATCATAGATCAACGCATCGACGTGAAGATCAAACGCGCTCGCTAGATCAATGCCGTCCGTATTGTTGTCGCCGTAGATGTCAACTTGCGCGCGCGTGGCGTCAAACGCCGAAGCGCCAAGCGTGGCACCTAAATCGGCGTCGTGCTCGATGCGAAGGCCCGCGCTCAAGCCGTCGCCGTTGTTCGCCGAGTTGCCCGACGCGTTGCCCTTAGCAACAAGCGTGGCGAAATCGCCAGCTGCACTATCAGCGCCGCCGTAGGTCTGCGAGAATTCAGCAATGAATGTCTTGACGTTCGTAATCGGGTCGATCGTCGCATTGTGACGAATGTATAGCGTTTGCCAGCCGGTGTTCGCCGCCTTCGATATGATCGGGCAATACTCGCCGTTCACCACGGAGCCAAGATCGACGCCCGTGCCGCCGCCCGCTAGTGAATCTGCCGCTGCGGAGCCGCTAAGTGTTTTAGATAACGTCAAATTCACTGCCATTTTGATATTCTCCCCTTAAGTTTCTTCAATAATGGCAGCACCATTGCCGCCCGTAATTCCTGTGTATGTCGGCGCGTAGCCGGGATACGGCACCATTTGCATCGACCAGAGTTTCGCAGGTATGCGCATACCCTTCGGGTCGTAGCTAAGCTCGCGTATCATGGCCGGCACGTTTTCTAATATTGTTGCTCCCATATTAACATTTAGAAGCACAAAGTCACCTAGTTCCCGCAGCATAGCGCGAGGCGTAAGCGTAACGTCGATAAATTCTGTGTAACTAGACGCTAATCGTAGCATTTCACGCAGCTGGTTGACTACGTCGGATTTCACGTAAAGATTCGGAAACACGACGAGCTTCGAGATAAGCTTGCCGCCCGCTTGCGTGACGGCAGCCGCGTTGCGATAGATCGGCGTCTCGAACGCATTCTCGTTCACCGACGGATTGAAAGCATAGGCGCCGCGCGCACGGTTCCAGATATTGCGATCGTCGAGCACCGGCTTGAACGAGCCTTCCTCGATATCCCAGTTCCGTATTTTAAAGCTTGGCGACGCCGTGAAGTCTTCGAAATGAAGCGAGTTAAGCTTTAATTTTTGCTCGTTTGATATAAAAGCTTCAAGGCGCACTTGTTCAAGCAGCGAAAGCACGTAGCTCATGACGCCCTGCGGCTGCTGCACCCAGATGCGTGATTTAATGCCTGCAATATTCGATTGCGCGGGGCTTGCTTTATCGCGATACGTTGCCCAGTTTGCATCAAAATCGCTAGAAAGAAGGGGCGTATAGCTTAGAATCAGGTCGCGCGCTTGCCAGACAATATTATCATCGTAGGCGCCGAGGTCTTTGCCGCGCACCTTTACGAAGAACGTGTCGCCGTTGGCATACTGGTAGGCCGCCCCGTCGACGAGCGTCGTGCCACCGCCAGCGCCTTGGGTAATTGAAAAAATACGGTTCGCCGCGACGCCGACAATATCGCCCGCGTCAAACAGCCAGTACGAATCGGAGCGCTTTAGGTAAACCTCGGTCGTATCTAGGTATGCGTTATCATTAACAGAAATCATAAGATCAAGGGGCGTCGTTCCGGCGAGTACGCCAGCTGCTTGACCGTTCGTCGGGTAGGCCGGCACCTGGGGAATGTCGATCATGGGCGACGCCGGGTCGTCGGGCCGCGCTTTGCCAGAGATAAGCCCCGTCGTCCAGTCGCCGTAGATCACGGGCACTACCGTGCCGATAAGATTCGCGTCTATATCCGGCAGCGTCGAGTCGCTAAAGACGGCTGACGGAAACTGAACGCTTAACGCGTCGAACGTATCGCGAGCCGTTAGCGAAATCTGCTTACGATCACGCTGCACGCCGCCGATATCGGTGACGCGGCCCACGAAAATAGACGTGTACGTCGACGCCACGTCGCGAAGCCCCAGCTTCACGTCGATCATGCGAGAAATCCAGCCTAGATAATTTGCGCCGCCCGGCATGAATTCGTTAAAACGCCCGTCGACGTTGCCGAGCACCAGCTGGAGCATTGAAAATTCAATCTCCGGCGCTAGCCATTCGCCGAGGCTGCGCTTAATCACGGGAAACTGGAGAAGCGCCTCGTAGAACGTGCCGCCCACGTATTTATTTCTATCCGACGCATAAATCATGCTGCCCGTCGGCGACTCGATGTCGACCACCATATGGAGACCGTTATCAAGGTTATCCTGGCAGCGATCAAGGAACGCTTGATCAAGCACCGTTGCCGTAAGATATTCGCGACGATTGCTAGAACTCATAAAGATTCGTCCCACTCGAATTCGACGTCGACATATTCGGTCGTCGCATCTATGCCCTCGTGGATAATATCGGGCAAGCCCGTGAGCTTGCCGTAGACGGCAAAGCGCGACGGATATTGCGGCGTCGGTATAACGAGAACTTTCAGACTTGTCCTTGCAAAGCGCATCATCTCGTCAAGGATTCTGAAGTTTCCTTTAAAATAATTTAGCTTTTCAAAATTAAGCCGCAAAAAGCGTTTCAACGCTCGGTCGTTCGATACGGTCGTAAATCCTTCCGTCGCCATCGCGTCTTTGAAATGCTTATACCCCCTGGTGATTGGGTTCGTGAAGCATTCGGTGACGCTGAAGATTTCAGACGTACCGAAAAGAATCGTTCCGACCTCGACGTAGCCCGCCGGATTCGTCGTATCTTGAATGATAAAACGCCAGTAGCGGTTTTGCCCGGCAATCGTCGGGAATTCTGGGCTTATATAGTACATGTTCTCAAGCTCGGTCGTCATGTTGAACGTTACGTTCGGGGGCGTTGCAAAATTATCGTTCGAGCCCTGCACCTGCACGGTCGCTGATTTCGTAAAGTTATGCCCCAGGATTGCGATCGTATCTATGGTCACGCCCTGGACGATGCCCGTATCGCACGTAAGCGTCTGAAACGACGGGACGCCGGACGATCGCCATACCTGCTCGATAATATCCGTATTCACGTTGCTTGCTGCAAAATCACCGGCCGCCGTGGTCGACGCTACCCAGTTAAGGCCGAGCAACGCTTCGGTGCCGCGCGACGGAAATTCCCACATAATGCGCAGCTGCGTGACGTTATAGATAATCATGTCGGCTTGCATGCCGTTTTTAAACACGCGAAGCTGCTGCGTTTGGAAACCTGTAGCGTGCTCTGTATTCACAATCATTTCGGCTTGCATGCCGTAGGTGTTCATCGCATTGATAACGCGCTGCACTTGGAAGCCGTGCATGCTCTCAGCAAAAACAGTCATAGCAGCTTGCATGCCGGTCGCGTGCTCTTGATTTACAATCATTTCGGCTTGCATGCCAGCCTCGGGCACAAGGTCGATGATCTGATTGACCTGCATGCCGGTCGCCACGCTCTTATTGATCGTCATAGCAGCCTGGAGCCCAGGATACGCGGCCATGAGGCTAACGAGGTAAGGTTCTTCAAGGTACGGATATTGGAGATAATATTCTAGGATAGCGTGGCGCAGTTTATCATGCAGCGCTGAAATCCCCAGCGTTCCTTGCTCAGTTATGAAGCCCTCAACTTGAAAGCCTGTCGCATGCTCGACGGCTAAAAAGATTTGTGATGCCTGCATACCGGCAAACGTTGAATCTTCGATCACCTGCTCGACCTGGAAACCTAGCGACGTGAGCGCGCCGATCACCATTTCGACTTGCATGCCGAGCGGCACGTTAGCCGCAGCGATCATATTCGTCTGAAATCCTAGCGACGTGCTCGTGTCGACAACCATTTCGGCTTGCATACCGTCAGCTTGCGAAGCGTTGACGATCTGCTCAGCTTGAAAACCAAGCGGCGTGCTTTTATTTATAATCATTTGCACCTGGAAGCCCGACGCGTCGTCAAGCTCGCCCGCTAGATAATCGTTCTCTAGGTAGCCTTCCGGGTTCTCGTTCTCTAGGTAGCCGCGTTCAATATCTGCCACAAAATCACCTTGTATAGACGCCGCTAGCGGCGATTAGAGGTTTTCCGTCAAGTGAAGCGCGCTTTAAATGCTTCTCGACGGCTGGAATCACCTCGCGACGAATCGCGTCGGCGTCTAGATTTGTTTTTGCATTGATCTCTATCTTTTGAATCACGACGCCAGCGCCGCCTTGCGCGCTTCCTGTGCGGTTGAGCTGGCCGAGCATGCCAAGATTATTTTGCGCCGAGCGTCGCCGCACGACAAATTCACCTGGCGTTAGCATCGCAGGCACCGAATCGCCGAAGCCTGAGCCCGTCACCAGGCCGCCCGTTGCGAAAGCGTTCTCGCGGAACATTTGCATAACCATAGCGAATGTGCGTTCTTGCACCATGCGCCACGCTGCATTTAGATCTATGCCTAATTTCTTAAGCGCATCTTTACCGGCTTGCGATACGAAGCCGCCAGCGTCTTTTGTAGCGCTAGAAATTCCGCCGCCGATATCTTTACCCACGTCCGATATCGTGCCGCCAAGATCTTTCGCGCCGCTCACAGCGCCGCCAATTGCTTTGCCTATGCCGCCGAACGCAAATTGTGGAACTTGTAGCTTGCCGCTTAGAATAGCATTTACAATTGCTTTTACGGCAGGGTCGCCCATGAGCGATCGCGGGATAATCGCCTCACCTGGCGATAAGAGCGCTAAGATACGATCGTTTAAAAGACTGTCGCCAGGGGTCTGGGCTTTTCCTGGCACAAGCCCGCCCGTCGCAAAATTTACGAACGGGATATCTATGTTTAAAGCTTTCTCGACCGTGTCGCGCCCCTTATAATCGACGCGGAAAATCTTTTCAAACAAGTTAGCAGGGTTTAGCTTATCGAAAATACCCTTTAGAAAAGAACCTAGCCCGCCGAGCGCTTTCTTTAAGCCTTCCCAAATCCATACGCCAGCTTCTGAAAAGAAAGTTTTTGCGCCGCTAAACGCTGCTTTCAACCCGTCCCAGATGCCCTTCACCATATCCTTGGCGAACGTTCCGATAAATTCTACGATACGTTGCAGGGCCGTCATGATCGGCTGCACGATCTTCTCGCTTATCCACGTGAATAGCACGCGGAATGCTTCAAGCACGGGTTTTAGAATCGTGTCATATATCCAGGTCCATAAGAATCTAAAGGCGTCTATAATCGGTTTTAGAATCGTCTCGTAAATCCACAGCCAGACTTCGCGGAAAAATCCGATGATCGGCCAAAGGATGTTGTCCCAAATCCACATCCAAATTTTCTTAAGATAATCGAATGCGCTCATCATTTTCTTAGCTGCATCGTCGATGATCGTCTTCAGACGCTCGGCAAGGTCGATACCCTTAACGGCGTCTTCTAGGTCTTTTACCTGAAAAATCTGGCTCGCTTCTTTGCTGATATTCTTGAGCGCTTTACTTGCCGTTTCAGGAAGCTCCTCAATCCATTTCGGGGCTTTAAATTTTTTGCCTGAAAAGAACGCTGAGACGCGTTCTATAAACTGCTTGGCACCCTCAATAATCCCCTTGACGATTGCAATCGGCAAACGAATCGCGAAGACTTCCATCATCTTCAAAGCAATGCGTGGCGCATGCATGATAAGAAATTCAACCATGGCGATCGTGATTCGCGGCATAGCATTTATAAATGCTACGACGAAATTTTCGACGATATGCGGGAGACGATCAAGAAGACGACTCATAATATCGGGAAGCTTTTCTAAAAGATTCTCGAACGCTGCGGGTAAGCCGTCATATAGAAACATGAGCAAGCTTTCAACGATGTTAACCAGATTATTTAATAAGCTAGGAATAAAATCCTTGATGAATCCGGTGACAGCTGCGTAAAGACCACCCTCAAGGCCGTCCGGACCCATGACGCCGATAAGGCTATCTAAAATGGTCTGCGGCAATGCTGTTAGACTTTCAAAAATGCTGGTTACTTTGTTAATAATCGTCGGTATAAAGTCGATCACTTGCTGCGCGAAATCAAGCACCGATGTTACGGCGCCCATAGCAGCACTTATCGTGCTTGCAACACTGCTCAAAGCGCCATTGATATTTCCTGCAAGATCGGCAGCCCCGTCGCCGATGCCATCGCGTAACTTTTGGATCGTATCGGACGAGATTAATTGCGGTGCGGCGATATCGGCCACGCGCTTTTCTGCGCGCGCTTTTAAAAGCTCGCCTTGCGCTTGGAGCGCACGCTCAGCTTCGTCGCTGATCTTGCCATCTAAAATAAGGCGCTCGCGCTTTAAATCTAAAAGCTTTAACTCAGTGTCAAGCGCATTTAAAATCTGTTGCTTTTGCGAGGCACCAATATTCGCGATATCGTTCGCTAGCGCCGTATTCTCTTGCTCGATGCTTTTTATAACGTCAAGCTGCTCTTTGCTTAGCTTAATATTCGCTGCTAGAGCACGACCATGATCTTCAGTTTCGCTAGCTATATCGGAGGCTATTTGTTTAGTGTCGCCTAGAATAATATTTAGAAACTTCGCAGCTTCTCCAGCGATGCCGAAATCAATATTTTTTGCCGCATCTTGCAACGTTCCATCAAAAGATTCAATGCTCGTATTGATGTCGTCTATGTCGTGGCTAAGGCCGAGCAACGTAGCACGCACGGTGATAAGCTCTTTTTCCGTATTTACGCCAACCCGAGCGAGCCCTTCTAGTGTTGTTTCAATAGCTGTGAGCACGCCGATCGCTAGGGCGTTAAAACCTCGCTGGAGTCTTGCGAACAGTGAATCGTAAGTAGCAAGCAGCGTCGCCGCTAGCTCGTCGAGGCGGGTTAAATTTCGTATCAAAATATCTACGGCCAAGCCGACGCCGATAATCGCAACAGATATAGCTACGATCGGCGCTGCGGCGGCAGCGAGTGCTGCGACCGACGTAGCAAGTGTCGCAAGCCCGGCAGCAATAGCGCTAATATTAATAGATGCTAGCGCTAAAGCGAACAGTGTAACGCCCTGCGCTATCTTCGCCCAATCAATCGCTTCGATAGCCGCGCGCACACGCTTTGCCGTATCTATAAAATCAGTCAGCGCATCTTTTATCTGTAGCAGCGTGCTTCTTACGGCTGCCGTCTTATCCGGCAAGCCAACGATAATAGAAATTAGCTCGCCTATAACTTCTTGAACGTCACCCGTTATCTCTTGAATTTGCTTAAATGCTCCGGCGAGCGTTTGAGCTTCTGCTTTTGCGAAGCCGCCGAACTTCTTGGCTACGATATCTATGCCCTCGCCCATGCGAAGTTGCTGAGCATTCATATTCGCAAGCTCAGGAATTAGTTTGCCAAGGCGCCCGGCTGTTCCAGAAAGTTGGCCCGTAAGTTCTACGAAAGAAGCTTGCACGTCTTTCCCGGTAACAGCTGCAAGATCAGCACTCGCTTGGGCGAGCTGCTTCGTGCGCTCGCTCGTGAGTCCAAGGGCTTTGCCAGTCGTAATAAGATCGCGCACCTGCTCATCGCCAAGCGTAGAATTCATTTGCATTTGCGCAGCAAATGCCTCAAAATCATCTATAACTTGTTGCGAAAATTCTCCAGTGAGTTTAAGCGTGCTAGCAAGCCGCCCCATTGAACGCTCGGCCTCGACAAAAGAGCCGACAGCATCTTGAATCGGACCTGCAAACACTTGAAATGCACGCGATGCTAATTCGATTGCCTGATTTACAGCAATAATTGATAGCCCCAGGTTCTTGAATTTGCTTTCGCTATTTTCAGCCGTGGTACTAATTTTTTGTATGCTTTTGCCGTCGTCGCCGTCGATCGTAAGCTTGATGCGGACTTCTTTATTTACTACGGCCACCTGCGCTACCGCCTTTCTTCTTGCCTAGAACAGCTTCTAGGACCTTGCTCGTGAACTCCTGCACGTCGGACCATATGCGCCCATAATTGCGATCGCGCCATCTTTGTACGAATAACGGAAAAGCGTCGACAAATTCGGCGGGCTGATCTTCTAGGCTACCTTCTTTAGGCATTATACCCGTTTCTAGAGCAATCCTGCACTGCTCAAAAAGCGCAAGAGTGTCTTCCGCCCACGTTGCTTTGCCAGGACAAAACGGAAACTCTAATCCCCTAGCATCTACGCGCCGCGGCTTCTTTAAATTCTGATAGCCTGGTTCCTGGCAGCGACGCTCTTTAGCGACGCTCGGGTTTTTAAGGCAAAGACGACAATCGTATGCTTTTTTCGCGGCGTCGTCGGCGAACCACAAGTCGACGAGCGCCGCTACTAGTTTTTTGCGTTATTCTTCGCGCTCGTTGTTACAAGATTATTATAGAACGTAAATAATTCATTAACGACGCCGACCTTATCTAAGATAGCTAGCAGATCATCATGCGCGTAGCCGTCCTTATCTTTTTTCATATCTATACGCTCGTGCGCTTCGATATAATCAGGATTGCGGATATCTTTTAGCGTGTACTTAATCACGCGAAACGACCACGTCCCGAGCGTCAGCTGGGGATTGCCCTCGTCGTCGCGCCCGGAAAGCATCGCGTTTTTAATCGCGGCGGCCTCTTTGCCTTTTAGATCAAAATTGCATAGGAAAATAGTTGGTTGCTTGTTCGGATGAAACTTAAGATGCTTCATATCCGCCGTCTTTTTGTATTCTTCAATATCACTATTGCCTTGATCAATTGCGTCATCGAACTCGCATACGAGTTCAAGAGCATTCAACGGAATACTGCGAACGAGTGTAATAGCCATGGTATTTTGCTCCAATAAAGTTAGATTTATACTCGTTTTACCACAAAAAAGGGCTGCTAGTATATAAACACTAGCAGCCCTTCTCCGTTATACTGGAGCAATCCAATACCTTATAGGAACTCTATCAAAATCGGATCCTGCGCACCAGGGGCACTTTGAAATAAGTTTCCTTCGAGCGTTACTGGTGTCGGTCCGTTTTCTGGTACTTCGATCGTCGGTACGGCTGGAATCCAGTTCGGGGCCGATATCTTTAGATGCCGCCCCGACGTGGCGCCGAGCACGATCACAGGGTCGAGCCCCGCGAATTTCGTCGTTTGCACAACTTCAGCGAAATTCTCGTTCGATAAATCGAACGTCACGCCGAAGGTGTACGTCATGCGGTTCGCCGCCGCGAAGCCCTCGTTGTGATCTGCGCCGAAGCAGTTATCAATATCATAGTGGTCGTTGTTAGCGGCCACGGAGATATTGGTAGCACAGATGCTGGAGCCCGAAGCTTTAAGCTTGAAGCTGCCTTCAAGGTCCGTGAAGATCGCATCACGGCCCGTTTGCTGCACGGCACCAGGATGCCAAGGCACAATAAATCCTTCGTCAGCAACGCTTACAGCGCCGCTAAGCGTGAGCGTATGCGAAAGGGCCGTAATGCTGCTTACCGTCAAGCTGCCGTCGGCTCCGTAAAGAATCGTTTGTCCATCCGTATCGACAACCATAACAGGAGCACCGACGTCGTAGCGGTCCGTCTCGCCGTTCTCTAGGATAACGTTAGCGTTCGCCACTACGGCTCCGTTAACGCGCCCGATACCCGCGATCAAGCGAGTCGACGCTTTTCCGCTCCATTCACACGTCGCCGGGCCGTCGCCAGGAAACGTCAGGTTCATTTCACGAACGTATGCGCCGGTATAATATTCAGCGAATATAGTCGACACGCGAACCATAGACATGGTGAAGTTAGGAAGCCCCTGCGTATAACGAATCGCTGTCGACGCAACAACGGTTTCGGTTCCCATCAAGCTTTTCCATAAAAGCCTAACCGCTGGGTCAATCGAAGCACCAGCCGCGCCACTCATATTTATGTAGGTCGATAAATTGAACTCAGCAACTTTCTTGGATTTAACAATCCCGCTGTGGAATCTTCCAGAACGGTGTGCGTTTGATTCGATCGGCTGATTGAACGTCGGGCCTCCGGTCGTGTAAAGAAGAAAATCCGTATCGTCCGTCCCAGCTGTCTCCGTTCCGCCGTTAGCGGTGCCGAGCAACAAGTCGTCGGCAAGGTTATTCGTCACGCCGTCGGTAATCACAACGGTCGATGCCGTACCTGTCGCCTGGTCGTAAACTATGTAATGATCGTCGCCGCTATCGAAATCAACCCAGACGCGATTATCTTGCCCAGCAGCCGTAAGCGCCGTATTGATCGCCGTCTCTAGGGCCGCTGCAATTAAAGCGCCCGTCGTAAGGCCAGCCGTCGCTACGGAGGCCGTCACAGCGCCTGCGCCGCGAACGTTCACGTTAAGCGTTCCGGGAGAAGCTTCCGCAGAAATATCGGTCGACGCTGAGGTGGCGCCCTCGCTTTTTCCTTGCGTTCCGATAGAAGGAGCCTGAAAAGTCCTGGGCGTTGCCTCTTGCTTCAAAAATATTGCACCGTCGATGCCGAGGTTAAACCCCTGACGATCGCCGTTATAGATCTGAGCATAATTCGTTTTACTTCTATACTTAGCCATTTACATGACCCCTTATATAAGGTGAAAATAACTTTTTATTTAGAGAACTGAAGCACCGAATAGCCGTTGCTTCCGTCTTGAGCGGATACCTTCATTTCTTGAAGATGCGAGCTTTTACATTGCGTGCACGCGAAGCATTGATCTTTGCCAAGCATAACACCGTCCGTTTCGGTGTCCATCGCTTTGCCAACGTAAAGATGTGTCGACGTATTCACAGCGTCGTTGCATATCTTCCAGCCAATAAGCTTGCCAGCTATCGACGCCGGTGCAATAGCTGCCGTCGATGATACGCCTTCTGTCGATACGCCGACGGTAAAGCCAGACGTTCCGGCAGCTACGTTCGTCGCAGCCCCCTTTGCTGAATAGGTTACGGTTACAAGCTCGTCAACGGCAGCCGCCGCGAAACCGGGCAGCGGGTCAAGCGTAGCGACGATGGCTGTGGCGACGGCTGCGTCGGTAGCATCTTCCGCAATTTCAACGGATATAAGCGTGCGTCCAGCTGCGGCGGGTGCCGTCGAGCCGTTATCAACGTCAATCCAAACGCGGTATAAAATAAGATCGCCAGCGGTTGAGATATCGAAATATTTCCCGCCAAGCGCCCCAGCGACGTCGGCCACCGTTTCGATCGTCGCTATTTCGGCAACGGTCGGCGCAGCAGTCGTTCTGTATAAAGTGACGTTAGCTATTTTGTCTTGTGCAAAACCTGTGGACGCAGCCAATAAGAATGCTAGGAGTATCGCTCGGAACATGGGTAAACCCTCTTTCTCGTTACTTGTGGATTAATCTAGGTACAACTTATAGCGAAAACGTTACTTACGCGCTAATTTCTATACTGAATTACGGTATAGCCGTTACTTGCCGCTTGGCCCTTAACGCGCATGCTTTGCAGCGTGGCACCCTTGCAATTCAAACATTCTAAGCACGTTCCCTTGCCAAGCATAACGCCGTCGGTCGCTGCATCAGTTGCTTTACCTACGAAAAGATGGGTCGATGTGTTCACAGCGTCGTTGCAAATCTTCCACGACAGCACGTTGCCACCGATAGAAGCTGCCGGAATCGCTACGGCCGACGTCGTGCCGACGACGGTGCGATAAAGCTCTACTTTATTGACCTTGGTGTTGTCGAAAAAAGTTTGCGAAAAGCCAGCGCTAGAGAAAAACAGAGCAACCAGTAATACGAGCTTAAACATCGGCAGAAACTCCTACATTTCAAATAATTTTGTACGATAGCGCACAATGAACGTGAGTTCACTTACGCGGTTAGCATCTATCATGTGCAAGTCTGGGCTTATTGTAGCAGGGATAAGCTCCACAAGGCTAGAGTGTAATGATCTAAACTTATCATTTCTTGCGGCCACGGCACTGTCGGCAAAAAGCGCCTTGAGCACGTCGCGCACGAAATGAATCATCTCGATATCGCCCACCTCGTTATGCCAAAGCTGCAAGCGTAGGTCCCAGTTTCCCTTCACGCAAGCGTGCTCGAATTCGAGCGTATCGGGGCCGTCGATTAAAAAAATCGCTGGCAAATGGTACGACGCTAGATCAAGGCCCATAGGGATTTTATCAAAATAAATCTTTTGAACGTTCGTTAGATAGCCGTTCGCCGTGGTGATCGTCTCCAGGCGCGCTTTTACAGCTTCTAAGATTTGTCCGCGAACGCTTACGCTAGCCATCGAGTTCCGCCTTTAGGAAATGCTCGAAGCGTCCGTCAAAAGCTTCGACCGCTACTTCCATCGCGGGCCGCAGGTACGGGCGCTCGGGGATTACAGATTTTTTGGTTAGAAAGAAAAGCGGTATCAGCTGGCGCGATCTTGCTTGGGCGCCTATCCACCGGCCCGCTACCTTATCGTTTAGAAAATACTGGCTCGGATTCGCGCGTCGCAGGTTCATAAACTCGCGCGGCGTCATGCGCCCGGCGTTCGGCTGCTTCGGTATCCAAAGATTCTTAGCTTTCTTCGGCGTAATCGTGCCGCCGAACTCGTGAATCGCCCCGTAGGGGATATTGCGCACGCCGATAAAAGCGACAGGGTAACGTGAATTTGAAGACTTCTCGAAGCCCGAATATATGCTGTTCATGAGCGCGCCGGAGAGGCGCCGCCCGTTTCGCCCGATAAAATTTGCTTGCGCGTTCTTCTTGGCTCGAAGCTCGGCGTCTTGAATCACGGCCAGCTGAGCGAGCGTCGCCGCGCGATCAATGCCCTTTGGCATTTCGCGAATAAAGGCGACAAGTTCTTGCATGTCCAGTACCTTAGGCATAGGGGCTTACAGGTTCCTTTGCGCCATGTTTATGTTCGGAAACTCGTAGAGCCGGTACGCTTGCAGCTTCGCTACGATCTGGCGCGGTAGGCCCGTGAGCGGGTCCCAGGCGCCGCTATTTCCGGTACCAAAACTCTCCGACTCGTCGCCCTTCGAGCGGCTTGAAATATCTTCAGAATTCTTTTTATAGCGCTGAAACTCGGCTTTAACGGATTGATAGACGGCAGCTTTCACGTCGCCCGGCACGGCAGCATAGCCGTAGGTATAGTCCAGGCGCACGATGCCACGAGCAAACGGCGCATGCTGCGAGCGAAGCGTGATCGAGCCCTCGTCGTAAAAATAATCCGTGCTCCCCAGCTGGTAGCCGCCCGTGCCGTCGACGTTCACGTTAAAATAAACGCGCTCGACGCTAATGATCGGGAAATTCTTGGGGATAAGCACGTCCTGGCGCCCGCCGTCAAGAATCTCGCCCGGGGGGCCGACGATGGCATGCGTCGCAAAATCCGTCTGGCAATAATTAATAATGCTTTGCTCGACGCTCTCTTGAAACACGGTTAAAATCGCATCATATTCCGTATTTACTAAAGGAATACCTAAGAAAGTTTTAATGTCGTTTAACGTGACCAGCATGTTTTATTACCTGCGGCGTGCTCGTTGTTTCTTTTGCATAGATTTGTCACTGGACGGCGTCGCTAGCTCGGGCTCCGGCATTGCTGGAGATAGCACGCGTGCCGCGTCGACAACGGCTTTGCCGTTATCGAGTTCCGCGACGGGAGCCGAGCCCGTATGCACGACAAGCTCATAACGACCTTGCTTTAAACTTTCTTTCTCGATCTCGGATATCTCTTTAAACTTCGAGCCGTACTGGCTTTTAAGGCTTGCTAGCATAGATTTAGAAACGACGATGCGATCGCCGCGCTTAAGCATCGCGCCCCCACACTCGACGAGCGGCATGCCGCCCAGGTCACCAGCCTCTAGTATAACGCACTTCATGGGACGCCCCTCTTTATATATCTAGCTACGTGAAAGAAAAAACCCCTGACCCCACACTACTAGGGTCAGGGGTTCATGTATATGCAGTCACCCGAAAGGTTAGCTCTTAGCTACGTTGATCGCCATGACGATTGATTTCTCGGTCGCCGATTGGTTGTTGCCGTTCCAAGCGTGGCGCATCTTAGCTGTCATAAGCATGATATCGCTAGACGGCAAGCTTGGAGCTGCCCATACGCGAATCGCTTGACGAACGAAGTTTAAAAAGCGCGACTTCTTGAACAAAATAACCGCTGTGCGGTCGGTTACAGAACCGTCGTAAACGCCGCTTGCGTTTAAATCTTCGCGCATGAACTGGCTTGTCATGCCGCGCACGCCGAAGATCGGAGGCATTTGGCCGGTCACGTTCGAGGCAAGGCCGCCGAATGCAAACGCAGTGAAAAGCTCCGGAATCGCGCCGGTAACGACTTGATGCTCGACGATGGACGGCACCAAGAAGATAAGATCATCTTTCTCGGACGAAAATTTGCCCATAAGCTCCATAAGCTTAGCGAACATGCCTTTCGACGCGGTGTCGTTGCTGTGATCGTAGACGATCGTGCCAGCTCCGAGAGCCGTATCGTTTGCGAATGCTTTTTTGCGCAAGCCGTTGAACGCTTTTGCGAACGTGGCGTTTAACGCCAGGGCTTGCGTGTCGCTATCCTGGTGCGATGCGCCGCGTGGCGAGCCGGTGATATCACCGTTTATGATGCAACGCTCATAAGCGCGCACGATACCGGCGACGACGTCGCGACGAAGCTTATCAATATAAGCTGGGCTAGAATCGCTGAGCAAATCTTCAGTAATTTGCGTATGAACGACGTTGTTACGTGCGGTAACAGCGTAGTTCGCTTGCGTGGTGCTCTGTGCGGTAAACACAGCGCTGTCGGTTTCTTCGACGCCTTCAAGGTGCCCAGTATCTCCGGGGACCTCGACGGTCGCGGAATCCATCGGCATTTGATCAAAAGCGTTCGCTAACAGGAACGGCAACTCGTATTCTTCAAAATAAAAGCGAGTGTTAACGGTCGGAATCCAATTGCTGAAGTCCGTAATGTTATACGCTTTCAAAGCAGGCTTTAAAAAGTGCTTATAAGCTGGCGTTTCGGTCATCATATCCGCCGTGATATGCTGGTGCGGATATTTAATTGCGGCTTGCAATTCGACGTTGTTCACCATTTTTTTCAAGTTGAAAAGTCTCAAGCGCACGTCGTGCGGCATGTGCCCGCACTGAGCTTTTGAACCGAAGTTCAAAGGAATCGCTGCGCCGTCGGATTTATCGTTGATCTTTTGTCCAAGCAAAGCGCCCATATCTTTAGCGCCCGCCATCTTTGCATACTCAAGGTCGCCCTCGTAAATCGGCTGACCGATAACGGCTGGAGCGCCGCCCGTAGCCAGCGCGCCCTTATTCTCTTTGCCTTGAATTACGCTATCAAGAATCTCGTCCGTAGTCTTTGCAGTCTTTGACATTTTAAAAAGCTCCTAGTGTTTTATCGTTACCATTCAAGGCACAATGATATAAAAAATTATTTTTTCGCCGCGATCACTTCAATTGATTTTACGACTTTGCCGACCAGTTCTTCGAGCTTCGTGATGCGTGCATCAATGCCCTTTTCTTCTTCAGTTTCTTCGGCAGCTGGTTTTTCTTCTTCCTCGACTTCTTCGACGGGCTTTTCTTCTAGCTTAGCAAGCACGGTTTCGAGAAGCTCGACGGAGCGCTTTGATAGCTCGTTCATGCCCTTTATGAGGGTCATCAACTCGGTCTTATATTGATCTTCTTTCGTGTCGGTCGCTTCTTTGCCTTCGGCGTCTTTTTTCTTGCCTATCACTGCTTGCACCCCTTCGGTTAGGTCAATTGTTTTTAAGCTATCTTCTTCAAACAGCTCGGGCTCTTGTTGGCGCAGGCGGTAGCTGTCTTCCGTCTCGTCAACGCTAGCAGCGCTAAACCCATGAGCCTCGGCCCAGTCCTTAGCGTCTTGCTCGGAGAACGTGTCTTTGCTGAATATAAGCGATTGGATTTCAAGCCCCGCCGCTTCAAGTTCGTCCAGTACGTCTTCGTTGAGTCCTTTAGATTGCTTCAATGCTACACTAAGCTTTTTTTCTTGGCTAGCTTTTTGCGCATCTAACGTTTCAAACGTACTGCCCTGGTTGCACGGCACGGCGACGACGGAAAGCTCTAAAAGCTCCCAGCGCTCTATTACCATGGGTTCCGTCATGTTCCCCTGATCGTCGAACAACGGCGGGCGAATCTTCTTCGGGATAAACCCGACGGACACGGTCCGCAAAATACCCTGGCTCACGAGCGAACGTATTTCTTTTTGCATGGGCGTAAGCTCAGCCTTCTCGGGGTCGCCTATCCATGCCTTAAATTTAACGCCGTCGTCTTCCGGGGTAATATCTTCGACCTGACCGATCGGATGATAGTAGCTGTGATGGGCGAGAAGTTGGCTGTTTTTTGAAAAACTCTCAAGCTCAATGCCCACGGGGTCAAGCACCTCGCACATGCGATCAATGATATTCGCATTCGCAACGCCAGCGATATAGAGCCGTTTGCCGTCTTTAACGGCGCGTTCTTCGCCGACGACTTTGATTTCGCCGAACGCAAAGAGCCGATCTTTATCAAGATCGGGCGACGCTAGCGAATACGTACCGTCGTGCAATTTCGTCCATCGTCCGGGGGACGCAAAATCAAAATATTTAGCCGACGAGAAACCGGGGGCTAGCCGGATAGATTTCTTCATTTATTTGCCTTTTATAGATAATGAATTATAAGCAGGAAACTTAGAGCCTGTCTAGTATCACTTCTGCGTTGCTCGTCGCATCGTCGGGCACGACGCTTACAAGACTACAGCGACAGTTGATAACTGACCCAGCCGAGGCGCGCGGGTCACGAGGATATTCTAGCTCGCCGCCGTAGATATAATCCTTATCGACCGGACCAAGCGACTCGAAACCGGCATGCTCTTCGCGTGCGTCAGGGTTCGAGCCTACGTCGCCGACGTGGATCCACTGCTTTTTAACGTCCGAAAAAACCTCGGCGAGAAGATCATGGTTCCACTTGATGCCCTGGCTCACGGCGCTTAAAAGCTCGGTGCGCGCCACCGTGAACGCTTGGTCTTTATATGCTTCGCCGTAGGTCTGACGAATTTCGGAGGCCACCTGCGCCAGGGTCCGTCCGTCTTCAAGGCCGTCGGCTATAAGATCAAGAACCTCGGCGCTTCGCGTCTGGTTAAAGCCTAGAAAGTTCGTAATCGCTCGCTCGGTTAGCGTCCGACGCTGACCGTCTTCCGTTTCTTCGCGAAGTGCGTCGAGCGCTTGCTGGTCGGTAGCTGAAAATTTTAGCTGCTTATGTACGGTACCGCTCAACGCGCGGCGCGCCGCGTAGCTTGCTTTCGACTGCGCCATGGCAAAGCTCACACCACGATCGAGCGCCTTTATAAGCGTATCACCTACCTCGTCAATATAGATCTTCGCAAGGTCGCGCTCTTTGCTGCGAATATATTGCTTTACGTCTAACTGATTCGTAAGCGCATAAGCTGCATATTTTAGAAGCGCGTCGAGATAATTATCGTATCCGCGCTTATAATCATCCGTTAGCCGCGTCTCAATCCGTTCCTGGGATAAAATTGCCTGCGACTTTATTGCCGGGATATCAGAAAGAAGCACGTCCGTCGACGCTGCGATCTCTTGCACGGGGTCCGCTTCGGTCACTGTCTCGGTCGATAGGTTCGCAAATAAATCTGCCCCCGGCTCGACAGCAGGCTTTATCTCGGAAACGAAAAACTGGCCGCGCCCGTCTGGCAACGGATCATAGCCGAGAATGTCTTCTCGGATTTCGTCGATTAAAAGATAACTCTCTACGGCTTTCGCTTGCTCGCCCTTCGAGCGAAGACTGCCCTGCAGCGCTTCAATTCCTGAATAATCTGGCTCAAGCTTATATTTTCCGCCATAAACCACGCGAAATAGATGCGAATTATTCCAGCCCGATGCAATGAAGTCGCAAAGCGGTTGAATCGTATTCGTCCAGAACGTTTTATCTTGGTCCTCGGACGTCGATCTATTGACGTCTTGCACGATGCCGACCTTGCTTGGCGGAATGCCGAGCACAGCTAATATCGTTAACCGATTCTCGCGAAGACCCTCAAGGTGCTGCATTTCCGTCATGCTAAGACCGCTTGATTTCCAGCTTGCACCCTTCGGCAAAAAGATCGTGCGCCACCAGTTGCGCTTGCCCGTGTAGACGGCCTCGAACGTGCGCATAAGGCGCTCCATGCGCGTCTTATTAATGTCGTCCGTCGTTTCAATAACGCCGCTATTCGTAGCGCCACGCAGATAAAAAGCCATCTCAAATTCGTTCTTATAGCGATCTAAGAGAAGCGGGCGCGACGCTGCTACGAAAAGACTTAGGCCGTAGTAAACGTTAAACGGATTTGGGTATTTAAAATGCACGACTTGCTTATATGGGATTACCGTCGACGTGTTGCCGGGGCGCTGCGTGTCATAGATGATAACGGATTCAATATATCGTTTCTGTGCATCAAGCTTAAGACTCACGTTCTCGACGGGTATATGCACCGATTGGCTATAGGCTGCGTCATAGGCACGGAAAAAATTGCCGCCAAGCACCAGATCGAGATAGCCTTTCCACTTGAGCGTGTATGCATCTTCAAGCGGGTTGCCAAGCTCAACTTTCTTTAAGAGCACGTGCTCAGTCTCATATTCGTTCGTCTGCGTGTTTAGAAGCTTAAACGGAACGGTCGCCATGCTCTTAGCGATAAGCGTCGCTGCCGTAAATATCCACGGTTCGCGCGTATAGGTGCCCTTGATGCGCCCTGCCGTAGCACGGATATTAAACTCGGAGCCAAAATAATTGCCCTGGTCGTCCATGGATTCATAAGCTTGATAATATTGGCTCGCATCTATTTGCTTTTGGATTGAGCTTTCGATTGCTCGCGGTAAGCCACCCGCCATGAGCGCTTCGGCCATGCTTAGAAGCTCTTGCGGCGTGGGGTTCGGAAGTTCTAACGGTGTCTCTTTTTTTCTAGTGAAAAGCCCCATGATGCATCAATCCTCTAGGTAATCAAATTCGTCGTCTTGCTCCGAGCCGTCCTCGTCGTCGCCGTCGTCAAAGAAAGGGTCACTTGCAAATTCGCTCGCGGCTTCCGTCATGATGTCGGCGTCGTCTTCTTCCGGAAGCTCGCCGCTCAAGTAGCGATTAGCTAAATCTTCCGCGCCGTCAGTTTGGCTGAGACTATGTGCCCCGCTTATGGCCAAAAGGGCAGCGCTCACCACGTCGTCATGCTCGCCGTCGGGAGCCGAATAACTAAAGAGCCCCGAACGCGTGACCGTCAGCTCGTAGCTGCCGAACTCGTGCTCGATCTGCTCGATGCGCGGCACGCGATGCCATCCGGCTTCGATTGCCACGCTCGTGCGCGATACCATTTCTTGCTTAGACCTTTGCGAGAATATCACAGGCGTGATCGTGGCGTCGATATCCTTATCGACGAGCATCTCGCCGACGGCCCCGCCGACGCCCGTAGCATCGTAGCGCAGATAGCGCTCGCCCTTCATATAGCGATGCAAATAATTTTTGAGCCGATCGACCTGCGCTTCATACGGTACGCGCGTAAAGCGCGCATAGCCGACGAGCTGGCCGTGGAGGTTCACGGTGTAGAACACCGAATAGTCGCGCTGCTTGGCGACGTCCCAGCCGGTGACGGTTTCAAGCGTGCGCGCGGCTTCGTCGGGGTGCACCCAGAACTTGGCGCCGGGCTCGACCTTTATCGCGTCATCGAACATCGACCCGATGTCGCCGAAGACGCTCGAAAGGCTCACGAACATCGCACGATAATATTGATCGAATAAAGCTTTCGGCAAGAGGCGCTTAGCTTGCGCAATCGCCTTCGGATTCACGAACGGGCTTTGCTCGGTCATGATGCTCGTATACACGTAGAACGGATCGCCAGCTTTTGCTTTGCGATACTGGTCGTAGTACCAGGTGAAACCACGCGGCGTGCCGGTAATGATGCCGAGGCCCATCGTTTGCGTAATGGTTGTGAACAGCGAGTACCAGACCTGCTTCGTAATCTTGCCACTCTCGTCAATCACGAAGCGATCGACGGCTTCGCCCTCGACCGTTGTCTCAGCGTCTTTACCGTGCAAGAATTTAAGGTAGCTTCGATTGCCGAAGCGAATCTCTAGGAGCCCATCTAAACACTTAATACTCTCATGATCGGGCAGTAGCGCTTTACAGTAACGATACCCGATCTTTGCTTTCAGATACGTCGGCGCAATCCACACGCCGTAGCTCCCGTCGTTCACCAGCATTTCTTTTACGAGCCAAATAGCTGAACCCAACGACTTGCCGACTTTCACGGCACACGGTGCGACGAGCACCTGCGCTTGCGGATTGTCTTCATTCCAATAAACAAAAGGTCGTTGAGCTTCGTAAGGGCTAGGAAGCCGTAGCGTTAGAAGTGTCATTCATCGCTTGCCGTCGCGTCGATCACCAGGGGGGATGATTTCGAAGCTTCACGCGGGCGCGCGGTTCTAAACTTGCCGCTATCGTTTAATTCTACTACATACGTAGGCCCGGACGATGCACCGGCGGCAATCGCGGGTTGCGTAACTTGAATATTATGAACCGAAATTCCCTCGTTCTCGTCGCGCGGTTCCTTCCAGCGGCAGCGTGTTTTAAGCCAAAAAATAGTCATTGCCGGGTGCTCGCCGGAGATCGCCATGTTATAAGCTTTGCCCATAACACTGCCCGCTGCAAGCTCGCGGCCTTTTGATATAGCGTCATTTATATGAGGGTTTTTATCGAGTATTCTATCAAATGTGCGAGGGTCGATACTCAGAATTTTTGCTATCTGATCAAGACTACATCCGACGCCAGCGAGGTTCGCGGCCTGCTTAATTTCTTCTTCACTTAGCGTGCGCGCTGATTCCGGCGGCCTTCCCGCGCCGCGCTTTTTCGCAGGCGCCGTCGCTGTTTTCGTTGCTCTTCGGCGTGTTGTGCTTGCCATATATCATTATTCCCGCAGTATCGTTTTTTGCTGCACGCGCATATAGCTTAAGAAAAAAATATCGAGCGTGATCATGAGCAGAAAAAACCAGGGCGAATACTGAAGCTTAAAAATTGCTACCGAAAAAAGCATGAGACTTAGAATGCAATAGACGGCAACGTAGTTCATTTATTCTCCAAACAGTCGATCTATTTTCTTGACGGCAAGATTCGCAGCGTTGCGCAGAAACTCGCTCGAACTAAGACCGAGACTTTTTGCTGCTAGCCTTATGTCCGTCTGAAGTTTTTGGCTTCCCCGAAATGCCATCCGCTTTTCCTGCTTTATCGGCGTCTTCTTTTGCTTCAAGTCGTCCCCTCGCTAGGTCCGTCAAAAAATAATACATAATCTCATGCACCAGGGTTAGCTCGCGCTGCGAGCACGTACCGGCGAAGCGCATATGCTCGTTCGCCCACCACCAATCAAACATGCCCGGCTTAAGCACGCGCATTTCGCTTAGAGCGCGCGCCATGATCTCGTGAGCCCCAGCGCTTAGCTTCGCGAATAACGGGCCGTAGCCGCGTGATTTAGAAGCCCACGCTACGAGCGCCGTTTTTAGCATCGCCGTCATATCGGTATGGGTCATTGTGTCTTGCACCAGCATCGGTGTACGCCCCTTTCGCCAGGTATTCTATTGGCAGCTTCTCATTTTGTCGAACATTGCACAAGTAGAAATCTCGGAGCCTTCGCGAATACGCTGAGCACATTTAAGATCTTTTTTGAGCACATATTGATCGCTATCAAAAACGATTTTCACGCTCGCCGCGAAAACCATGAAAATCTCGTTCACAGATTTTTAGATTTGCAAAGCGTTATTTCTATGTGCAGGGTTGTTTTTTTGCAACCCTAATGATTACAGGGTGTTGTGCGGGTGTGCAGGGTGTGCAGGGTTAGGCCTTAGGAAGGAGCTAGAAAAAGTAACTCAACAAACCCCCCTAAAGTGGCATAGCTGCTATGCCAATATAGGGGGGGTTGCAGATTATATATTCTATACTTTCTTATATAGAAAGACTATAACCCTGCACACCCTGCACATCCCCTGGAAATTAAAAGAGAAAGTTCGGTTTTCCAACCCTGCACAACCCTGCACAATCCAGCACAACCCTGCACAGAAGATCAAACTGGCTTACTGTCCCCTGTTATTTTGCGTATGCCAACAAGGACATTCGACATGGTCGTTTCGCCGGTATGAATTCGACGTAGATACACATTGGCATGCCGAAATAGCTCTCTAATCTGTAGCGAAAACTTCTTGAAGCTATGAATCTGCTCGCCCCGAGCCTCGGCGTCTTGCTTATAAAGCTCGTACATTTCCATAACCTTTTCGCCGTCGCCGTTCGCAAAGCGCTTCGCATCGAACTCTAAATTCTCCTCGGCCCACGTGATCGTCGAGTTTTTCGCTAGCTCCATGTACGATGCGCTCGTCTCGCGGCTCGCGTCGGAATGGGTGAAATCCCCCTGGCGAACCAGGCGCTTATAGCCTGCGAGGCAGCGATTGAAGACCCCAGGTAGTTCGCTTGCGATAATCTTTTTCTCAAGAAACGGGTCGAACCCCTCGTCGCCCCTGGAGAATTTCGCGTTAAACGGCACGATAAGCAGCCGCCGAAAGAGCCCGTGCGAGGAATCATAGTTCTCCGGCAGCCGGTTACATGTAGCTATAATCTTTGCGATATTCTTGAAATAAAAGGGCGCCCCGTAGGGCTCGCGCGCTTGGTGCGTCATGGTCGAGACGAGCTTCTTGATAAGCCCCGAATCGGTGAACGCTTTGCGGCTCGTCTCCTCCGAGATATTCACGAGCTTGCCCGAGAGGGTCGCTAGCTTGTAGGGGTCGCGCTGCATGTCGTAAAGCTCGACGGCGGCGATATGGTCCTCGCCGATAAGGGCCGTCAGGATATTCACGAACGTCGATTTGCCGTTGCTCCCGTCGCCGACGAGGATAAGGGCCTTCGGGTAGTGATACGGCGCGCCGGAGAGCGCGTAGCCTGCAAACTCGTCGAGAATGGCTTCTAGCTCGGCGTCCCCCCTGGTGACGCGCTGCATTAGGCCGTCGTAAAGGGGCGACGTTGCCGTCTCGTCGTAATCGAAGGGCAGCGTATAGCGAAAGCCCCAATCGGGCGCTGGCGGCATGAAATTGCCCGTCTCAACGTCGAGCACGCCGTTTCGGAAATTTATGAGCCCGGCGGTCGACGCGTCCCACCAGTCGGTCGGTCGCAGCTTCGTGCTCGATATGCGCGCGCGAAATTCTTTGGCGATGTCCGTTTTTGGCGTGGGGTTAAAATGCGTGAGCGCGTATTCTTCGAGCCAGACTGGCGAGCGCGGTTCGTAGCGGTGTCCGTCCCAGGTGTAGACCTTGCGACTATCGCCGTAGCCTAAATATTTGTATTCATTATCAAAATATTGCACGAGGCCGTCATAGTCGGGCTCATAGCGGGGGGCGTCGCCCCGCCACGTAATCTTATAAAAACCGGAGGCTTGCGACGCGATCTTGCCTTCGGCCATGATCATGATCGGGCTTTTAACTTTCTCAAAATGCGGGCACGTGGAGCAGCCGGACCAGATAGCGGCGATGCTTGAGCACATGCGCGGGCCGCTAACCTCGACGGCTTGCTGGATTTTTCGCTCGGTCGCCGCGTGCGAATAGCCGGGATGGCCGCGCGATATTTCATGCGCCGTTTTGTGCTCGTCTTGAAAACGCCCGACGATCGAGAGCGCGGCGTACCACTGGGGCTCGCTGAGCGTCTCCGGCGCTGCGGCGGCGTGCTTTAGAAATTCGCAGCCGGCCATGATCGCAGCTTCGTCGGGTTTCGGGAGTTTCGCGACGTGGCGAAGGCCGACGGCTTCGTCTTTGCCGAGCTTCGGCAGTCCGCTAAGCGCTTCAAGATCAATCGCTACGGGCGTGGTGTCGGCTTTCAAAAGAGCTGCCATCGTGGCCGGTTTACCTGGTTTTCGATTCTCCGTGCCTGGAAGCCTCAGGATTCGACGCGGCTCGAAGATTGAGGGGTCGCATGCGCCCGGCAGCGCTTCGGCGCTTAGCGCCGCGTTTATCTTCTCACAGACGGCAACGTAGTGGGGTTTCATGTCGCGAAACCAGCGCGTTGATCGCACGAGGTCGCGCATGGCGACGACGACGTGCACGCCGTGGCCAGATGCTATCAGCGCGGGCGCTTCGCGCGGTATGCCGAGAACGCGCGAAACGACGTCAAGATAGCGCTGGGGATCGGCTCCGTTTGTTGCGTCGATGTCGAACGCGAGCATGCTTTGCGAGCTAAATTGGCGCTTGCTTTCTTTGTCGTTTCCCGTACAATTCGCCAGCGTATAAAAAAGGTTCCAGCGTTCGGCGGCGGGGATGCGTTTAAGATACGCGTCGAGGTCGACGAAAAGATTTTGCACGCTAGCGACGCGCAGCTCGGGGTCGAGGATAGCGTCGTATTTTATCTCTTCGCCGTTTTTAATCATTGTTCGTAGCTTTATAATCTGAATCATGCTTTAACCTTTCTTAGAGTTTGCGGGGCCGCGTTTGTTTTTCTAACGGACAAGCGCGGCTTCTTTTTTTCGCGCGCTTGATTATTGATAGCTAGCATAGTGGTACCCTTTCATACGGATGCATGCATTTATGCGGTGTTCATTTTTGGATGGAAGGGTTAGCTTAATCTTATTTTCGCGGGCCTAGCAATAGGCTTTAGCTAGATTCTTGAAACCATTAATATTTTGAATTGCCCCGCGCGGCGACGCTTGACAAATAAAAAATAATTATTCCAGAAATCAAAAAATGCTTGCAATACGGCAGAAGGCGCGATACTTCTCGTCTTATTCTTCTTTTTATAAAGCAGTCTACGCTTTTTCGCGCAGGAGTTATTTGATGGTAGATAAAAGCAAGATCTCGCGCATGGGCACGCGCATGACGAAACAAATCCTAGATATATTTCACGACGAAGCGGCGAGCACGGACGAAGCTTATCTTACGCTCGCAAGCGTCGCGGCTTACGTCGTAAGCAATACGGCTGACGATGAGATAGCCGGCTTTCGCGCGTTCACGGATTATTTTGCGCAATTATATGGCCAGGCTAATGATCTTACGATCGAGTTTTTTGAAACTAACGAGCGCCCCGGCCCCACGCGCATAAAATTTAGCTACGATAAAGGCCCGGTGAACTAGCGCATGGCACGGCGAAACGAAGACGACGAAGACCTAGAGACGCTTTTCGCTTGGCGCATTGCCGGGCGGCGCCGCGACGCGTGGCGCGACGTGCTTTTGCTTTTCGGCTTTATCATCACGTTCTTGCTCGGCGCTGGCGTTGTCGGAGCGATTCAAGTCTATCTGGTCTGCAAGCCGCGCTACCCGCAAGCAACCGTCTCGGAGTGTCTTAGCTTTAGCTTCAGCACGGCGCCGGATCCGCCAGCGAAGCGCGGCAAGCGATAGGCGGGTATAATAAAGGCTCGAACCTAAAATGTAAGAAAGGCGGGCCGTATGAATAACGATAAATGCGTCGAGGAGCTAATGAGCATTGCCGAGGTTATGGTCGATAAATATGGGGCCGGCGAATTTATCTACGCCGCGAGCCTCGTAGTCGCGTCGCTTGCACGGCTGCAAGATCGCCCCGTCGTGGCGCTGCATCAGTTTAACGAGCTATTAGATAAGCATTTTCGCTCGCTAGAAAGGTCGCTGGCGTCATGAAGATTCTAGGCTTCGAGGATGAATTTGGCGAGGTTGATCTAGCGGCGATGCGGCAGACGGAGGCATTTATACGCCCCTTGCCCGGCGGGCTTCGGCTCGTCGTGCGCCGCGAGCAGCTTGACGGCAGCTACGTGTTCGCCGTGCAGCAAAAGATTTTTCTTACGCGCTTGTGGGCAAGTCTCGTCGTGCTTCGTTTAAAAGATTAGAGTTGCCGCGCGGCGCTTGGTCGGCGTCGCCTAGAAAGCCGGCATGTGTAGACCCAGGATTGAAACGACAAAAACACTAGAGGCGCTGGACACAGGAAACGTGACGGAAAACCCGGCTGGCCCACGATACGGGCTCTCTGCATAGCACAGGAGAACGACGAGCATGGCGGTTAAAGTAGATTGGGAGAAGATAAACAAGATCAGAGAAGAGTCGTCGAGCAATCGCACGCGTTATTTGATCGAAGTGATTAAAGAGCTTGAAGCTGATCGGGCGCAGCTTGAGCGAGAAATGCGCGAGATAATCGCCGTAAGCCCCAGCCTGGTGAATTATGCGCGCGAGATAACGAGCGAGCTTAAAAAAGCAATTGAGACGTTTTTGCCGCTTGAAGCGCAGGCAAAACAGTTGAATTGAGGGTGTATTAGATATGAAGCTTATTCGTTTTTTAATCGTTCTTGCACTCATGCCGTTCATCATATTCGTGGGCATTTTTATTGTAGCAGCTACGATGCTTGTTAACGGTCTAGCGAAGCTATGGGAGTCGATATGAAACACGCGTATAAAACTATCAAGTCCGAGAGGTGTTGGATGAAGAATGAAGAAGTATATATCGGCGACGGTGTCTATGCGAGTTACGATGGCTATCAATTTCTGCTTAGAACGAAGCGAGCGCATGGATGGGACGAAATTTATTTAGAGGCAAACGTGCTTGAAGCATTTGAGAGCTACGTGGCGAGCATCCGCGCAAGGGAGTCAATGCTTGAAAGTTGAGAGTGTACAAGTTGCCGACAAAATCAAAGATTTGAAAAAACAAGCCAAGCAAATAAAGAAGCTCACTGGTTTATCGCAGACACAAGCTTTGAATGCTTTAGCTGAGAAGCATGGATTTAAAAATTGGGCGACGCTTAGACACCAGTGCCGAGATAATGAGGTTAAGAAATGAGCTTCGATCTTCTGCTAAAGAAAATGGAGGAGTGCCCCCATAAGTTTTCGTTTGATCAGTATACGCTGGTGTATGCCGACTCACGTTTTAGTGTTTGGATAGGGAACGGTATTTTTTCGTATGGCCTCTATACGCCCTTTAAGCATAGATTTAGTTTAATTCAAAAAATCAGATTCCACAGGGCTTTGAAAAGGCTGAAGGATAGAAAACTCTCAGATTTATTGCGCGAGGCTAAATAGTGAAACTCGAAGATATGAAAAAGATTGCTGCGAAAAGGAGCAAAGGTAAATGGTCTTTCTTTTTAGAGAAAGATTGTCATTTTGAATCAGAGTCAGGCCGGAGTTATACAGCTGTACTAAATTACACACCTGGCGATGAGAAGGAATTATTCGATAAGAATACTACCATGCAAGATGACTCTTACTCTCCTACCCCTTTATTGGAAAATGATGCAGAGTTTTTCGTTATGGCTGCGAATACGTATGATAAATTCATCAAGCTTGCGGAAGCGGCTAAAGCCCTTACGGATTATACGTTTTTTAAAAGCACTAAATTCGGGTACAGCTTTAATCGAGATTTCGGCGAATTAAAGCTTGCAGTAGAAGATTTGGAGAAGGAATGAAGCCTCTAAATTGGGAAACTTTCAAGCCAATGGCGGCTTACCTTGGTTTAGGGTTAATCGTGTTTCTTTTATTGTCCCCCTGGGTAGGGCTGCTGGCATTTATGGTTACACATGTTATGTGGCTTGGCATCGCCTCGATGATACTAATCCTATTATCATTGTTAGCTATCCATGTTTTTGATGAAGAATTTGACAAACTTGGAGACTGTGCTTTCGGATTGGAGAAGGAATGATGGATGATTTAGATAAAGCTGTGCTAGGCGAAGTTAAATCAGCAATTTCCGATAGTATTAGAAAGATGCTTGGAGATGGTTATAATTCTCCATTAAAACCAATTATCAATAGATGCTTTTCAACTTATGGATCAGAAATTGAAGCGTGGCTCAAAGAATCAATCGACGCTGTAATGCTCGATGAATCTTTTCGTGCTGCGATGAAAGAGGGCATGCGAAAAAAGATTGCTAAAGAAATAACTAATTCATTTGGCGAAGGAATTTTTAAGCAAAGCATAGATAAATTAAAGGCTGACCCGACACTAAAAGCGCGTTGCATCATTGCGGTCGAGAAGATTCTTGCACAGACTGAACGGGAGAAGGGATGAGGCTGTCTGCTCCAAGAAAAAGGAAATGCGCTTTATGCAAGCTAGAAGCTGTGAATATGGTGCAGGCCAAGATTCAAGATAGAAAACTCGTCATATCTCTACGCTGGAGCTGTTGGCCTTGTCTTTTAGATTTTATGCGCATACCAGTAACCAAGAAATTGAGAAAAGAGATGCAAGTGGTTTGGGAAAATGAATAGTGATTGAAAAGTTAAGGCCATCAAAAGAAATTTGGAATTATTTTAAAGGGGATATTACGGCTCTTAGAATCACCAGCTCTATTGCTGACCTTATTGCTGGGTATGGAATTTCTTATTCAGCTATGGAACTCTTAAAGGATATGCATCTAGTTTCCAATAAAATGAGGCCCAATAAACAAGCAAAGGTCATCCTCTTAGCATATTTGCACGAGAAATTTCATAGAGACAGATCCGGCGTAATTATTGTTTCGCCGTTAGGTTTAGAAGAATCGGAGAAGGAATGAGCAGAGAATTTGGCGAGTACGAAAGGGGTTATTTTCATCAGAAAATAGCGAGCTGTGCAAATGATTGCAAGGGGGGTAGGGACCAATTAACTAAGCTTTGGGGTAAGTTCTTAGAAGAATTTTCACATGTAGCCCATGAGATTTCAAACAGCGAGGCATGCGATGCGGGTCCGGATGCTCCGATTATTGAGTCGATTAAGCGGCTTCCAAGGTTAAGAGAATTATTTATGGATGTGCAGAAATACCTCACGCCCTATGATGCATGCATGCGAGAAGCTATAAAAATGCATATAGATGGGCATTTGCAGAAGGACGCCGCCAATGAAAAAAGTTTTTGGGATTTTTGAATGTGCAAATGCGCGCCAAATATAAGAACACCATTTTGCGGCAGAGGCGATTGTGTTTGGCCGCATAAACGAAAGGATAAGAATCTAATGGCATTAGAAACATTAAAGGGCGTGAAAGAGATCGGTGGGTTTCCTGTTGTAATCATGGACGAGCTTCGAGAAAAATATCCGGAGAAATTTAACGAATCCGGAGCAATGGATTATAAATGGTTTGAAGCGGATATCAGACCACATAATTTTGTCTATGTGCGACAAGACGTAAATTCAATTGCTTTCACGCTTCAAAAAGGACCGATCAAAGAAGTTGGCGTTAATGGCTGTCAGATTGATACTTTAATTGAGGCTTCCTTAATGATTCTTGAAGAACTAAACAAGGCATATCCTTGTAAAGAAAACGAGCGCGCTATTCACGGCTTGGGTCAAGCGCTGTATTGGCTTGAAAAAAGAAAAAAGAACCGCGAAACAAGAGGCGTTGAGGGTACGAGTCAAGTTTGATTTGAATTATCTCAATCCTCGTCAATTGGGATAATCATCCTGAGCATGATGCAAACTGCTCACAGTTTTGAATTGTCTCACGCGGCGCTGGAAGCTGGGTGCTTTGGAAGCCATTACGTTCAAGTCGTAAGCCCTGGAGAAGCGCACAGGGGTAACGAATTGTCATCGTTATTTAAATGAGTCAGCAGACACAAGAACGCCCTGGTCTAGGTGCACATAGATATAGGTGTCGCGGCCTATCTTGAGATGATCGTCAGCCCCACGTTACGGGGCACCTTACTCGAAAAAGCCCCCTGGAGCACGACGCGCATGGACGTTAAACCGTATAGATTGAAGATAAGAGCGAGCGACGTGCTGATCGCTGTGCTAGAAGGCTTAGACGAGGAGCGGCGAGCGCACCCGCACGTGCATGCAAGAGAGATCGAGTATGCAATCATGGGCCTGCGCCAGGCGCTCGTGGCGCTAGATATCATAGAAGAACGTGGAGATATTGCATAGATTTTTAAGGGGCTCAGATTTTGAGCCCCTCCCCCCTGGCGAGGAAATAAAAATATGAAAGTAATCCTTGAATTCAATCTTCCGGAGGACGCGGCCGCGTATAACACGCATATAAAAGCTGATTATATGCAATGCGCTATAAAGGCTATGACCGAGTATCTACGCTCCGAGGTTAAATATAATGAGGGGTATTCGACTGCTGAGAAAGATATCCTCGTGCAAGTACGCGAAAGATTTCATGAGATTCTAAGCGAGTACGGTGTAGATAACCTGGAGTAGACGGCTATGTATTATATGCTGATTGACGGCGAGGTCGTCAAAACGAGGGACGTAAACGAGTGGGCCGCGTGGGCAAAGGTGCCCGAAAATCGCATCGTGCGCCAGGAGTATATAGGTAAAACACTGGTGTCGACCGTGTGCCTGGGGATTGACCACGGCATAAATCCGCGCGAGGCGCCGATCATATTTGAGACGATGATTTTCTATGACAATGATTTTAAGCACTATCAGGCGCGTTATTCTACGCTCGCGGCTGCCGTCGCCGGGCACGAGGAATATTGCGCGATCGTTCGCTATCGCAATGCGAGCGGCGAGCTCGGCAATTAAAAAGAGATAGCCACGCAGGGGCGGCGCATATTAGTATAGGCCAAATATACTAGAGAGAAATCAATCATGCAAAGCGAAATGCGCGAGCTTAGCTCGATCAAGCCTTATTTCAATAATATTAAAAAGCACCCCGCCGAGCAAGTGATAAAGCTTGCTCGGCGATCGCCGAGTTTGGCTTCGATCAGCCGATCGTCGTCGATGCGGAGGGCGTTATCATCAAGGGCCACTGTCGACGGCTCGCTGCCGAGCGGCTCGGCATGCGCGAGGTGCCGGTCATCGTGCGCTCGGATCTCACGCCCGCGCAGGTGAAAGCGGCGCGCATCGCGGATAACAAGCTCGCCGAATCCGAGTGGGATATCGATAGCCTAAAAAATGAAATGTTCTTGCTCAAGGGCATGGATTTTAATCTCGATTTTCTTGGCTTCTCGAATATCGAAATCATGTCGATCGACCCAAATATTCTGGGCGACGGCGCTTTGCGTGCGCTAAACGCCGAAGATGCGAAGCGCGAGTGGGACGACGCGATGCCGGATTTCGAAGATTCAGCGCCGTGCTATCGAAAGATAATCGTAAATTTTGATACCCCGGAAGATGTTGAAGATTTCTTTAAGCTGATCGGGCAAAGCTGCACGGAAAAAACGAAGTCGATCTGGCACCCGAAAAAAGAGAGGCGCGATCTTGAAGCAAAACGCTGGGAATAATTATCCGCGCTTCCCGCTATTTATACCCACGAAGGGACGCGCACAGTATATGCTCACGTCGAAAGCACTCACGGAAATGGGTGTCGCTCATTATCTCGTCGTCGAACCGCAAGAGGTAATCGCATATAAAAGAGCGGTCGAGACGATGCAGCTTGACGCCACGGTGCTTGAACTTGATCTATCGTATAAAGAAAAATATGAATTGTGTGACGATTTCGGATTGACGAAGAGTACGGGGCCAGGTCCAGCGCGTAATTTCGCGTGGGATTATTCGATCGCAGAGCTTGGCGCTGCGTGGCACTGGGTGATGGACGATAATATCTCGTGCTTTCGACGGATGACGCGTAAAGAGCGCATTAAGATTATAAATCCCGTATTCTTTAGAGCGCAAGAAGATTTCGTGTTGCGCTATCGAAACGTGGCGATGGCCGGGCCTAATTATTCGATGTTCGCTTTCGGCGCCGCGGCGCTGCCGCCGTTCACGTTGAATACGCGAATTTATTCATGCAATCTTATACGCAATGACGTACCGTTTCGCTGGCGCGGGCGCTATAACGAAGATACGATTCTATCGCTCGATATGTTGAAAGCAAAATGGTGCACGATTCAATTCAATGCATTCTTGCAAAATAAGCTTGGTACGCAAGCGCTCAAGGGCGGTAATACGGATGAGTTTTATCACGTAGAGGGGAAGGTGCGCGGTAGCTCGAAATATGCAGATACTGGGACGCTAGCTAAATCTCTCATGCTTGCGCGCGTGCATTCGGATGTTGCGCGGATGGTGCATAAATTTAATCGTCATCATCATTATGTAGATTACTCACGCTTTAAAAAAGAAAATATGCTTGTGAGAGATCTTGCAGCTAACCCGCACGAAGAATATGCGCTTAATCTTCGCTTTCATAATCAGAATCACCAAGAAACATCATCGTAGGCAGCGCAAGCGGTCCGTGCACGAGATCAGCTATTAGATCAAGCACCTCGCGTTTAGAAAGAATCTCGGCAGCCGCCTCAGCTTCTAGCTTAATGTATTGAAAAGCGTCTGATGTGCGGTCGAGTCCAAGAGCAATTAGTTCTCGCTCGATATAAGCTTTATTATTCGCCATGCGTGATGACCTCCAGCGTAGTTTTGTTGATCTCTTGCTCAAGTTCGCGCATATAATTGCGCATTTCAAGCTTATAGCTATCGCATGTCAATATCTTTAAGCTCACGTAGTCTTTCGTATTTGGTAGCTCATTTATCTTTTTGTGCAGCGCACCGAGCGCTGTGAATGCTGTTGTCATTTTATTTTTAATTTCTTCAAGATCTTTTCTTAGTAGCGCCGTCATTGCTGGGCTCCTTTCTTGTCGTGCGTATATGCTCGCCGGCCCAGTGCTGTAGGATGCGGCGAAACAGTTCTGATTTAGACACGCCGAGCGCTAGAGCAATCACCTCGAAGCGTTCTTTTTCTTCTTTCGTCAGCGAAAACGATATTACTGGCATAACTGGTTACTCCTTATTAGAATATTTTTTCGTTCTCCGTCTCATTTCTGCATATATCATACATATCGACATTTTATTAAAAATCTTTAGATAAATCGTATAAGCATCCTATATATTTAGCTTTTTTGATATTTTAGTTATTAAACATGGGGATAGCTCTAGAGCTTACGGCTATCTATATAAGCTTGCGCAAGCTAGCGAATCAAGATATAAAAGAAGCAACCCACGTGGGGAAGCCCCTCACCAAGAAAGAAGGAAACACGAAATGAGTCGAGCACTAGCAACAACGATCAAAAGCCAAATTCAACCAATGGAACTTTGCGCAATCGGCGCAACAAAATTTGTAGCTCTAAAAGAGCGCGATGCCTACCTTGGCGGCCTTCAATTTAACGCTTCCTTTTTTGGCCGCAAAAACTGCAAAGTCATAATCCTGCTTCACGCGTCGGATACCTACCATGTGGCCGTCTATGCAGGGCGCTCTCTAAAATACGTCGGCGGCGCGAAAGACGTATACGCTGAAGATCTAACGGGCATAGTCGTCGAGCTAGTCGAAGGATTTTTTAAAAGCTAACCCCCCTGGTGCGCCAGGGGGTCTTTTTATAGAAAGAAGAAAAGCATTATGTATACGAAAACGGATATAAAGCTATGGGAACACCAGCGACGCGGCGTCGCTCAGGCGCTCGCGCAACGAGATTATGCTTTATTTATAGATCTCGGCGGGGGCAAGACGTGCACGGCGATCAATATTCTAGCGCGCAGATTCGACGAAGCAGGGCGTGTGCGGCGCACGCTTATCGTCGGGCCAATAGCGGTCGTCGAAAACTGGCGGCGCGAGCTAGCGCGCTTCTCAAATATCCCGGCGCAAGATGTTGTCACGCTCACGGGCGCCGGGAAAAAACGTGTGGAAACGCTAGAGAAACTATGCCGTGCTGACGAGCATAAAATTCTGATTATGAACTACGAGGGCCTGGCGATGGCTGACGTGCACCGTGCGCTGCTTTGGTATTCGCCCGAGATTTTGATATTTGACGAGTCGCATCGCTGCAAGTCGATAAGCGCTAAGCGCACGCGCTCCGCGATATCGCTCGCCGATCGCGCGGCGCATCGCTATATACTTACCGGCACGCCGATTCTAAATTCTCCGATGGACGTCTTCGCGCAGTATCGTATTCTTGATGCGGGGGCGACGTTCGGGCAAAATTTCTGCGTATTCCGTAATCATTATTTCTTTGATCGCAACGCCGGGATGCCGTCGCACAAATATTTCCCCGACTGGCGCCCCCGCGATGGCGCGTATCAAGCGCTGCAAGATAGAATGTATACGAAAGCGATGCGCGTGCTCAAATCCGAGTGCATGGACCTGCCGCCGCTCGTGCGAAAACGCGTCTATTGCGAGATGTCGCCAGCGCAAGCGAAAAACTATCGCGAGATGCTTCGCAGTTTTATTGCGTATCTTGACGATAAAGCTTGCGTTGCCGAGCTTGCACTGACGAAAGGGCTTAGGCTCCAGCAAATTCTAACCGGCTTTTTCGTCGATACGAACGGCGCGGCGACGGTCTATGAGAAGAATCCGCGCATCGACGCGCTGCGCGATACGCTTGAAAATATCCCCACTGGTGAAAAAGCAATTATTTGGGCATGCTTTCGCGAGAACTATCGAGCGATCGGCACGATGCTTGACGAGCTAGGTATAAAGTACGTGAGTCTCGTTGGCGGTATGAAAGATAGCGAACGCCAGGCGGCAATCGACGCTTTTCAAGATGATTCGTCGGTGCACGTCATGCTAGCGAATCAAGCAGCTGGCGGCACAGGCATAAATCTCACGGCAGCAAGCTATGCGATCTATTACTCGCGCAATTTTCGTCTAGAGGACGATCTGCAAAGCGAGGCGCGCAATTATCGAGGCGGCAGCGAACGGCACACGAGTATCACGCGTATAGATCTTGTGACGCCCGGCACGATTGACGAAGTGATTCTCGACGCGCTCGCGTCGAAAGAGAATATAGCGAACACAATTCTAACGATAAAAGGAAAGTTAATATGACGAAAGATAACCCCACGCTAACTGATTTTCAGAGTTTATGTAAAGCTATCTGGGCGCAGCGTATAAAGGTCGACGAAATGGCGTCGGCTTTAAAGATTGAGACATGTCTCCTGGAGATGTTGAAAGCGAAAGTGCTTGCATACATGGAAGCCTCTGAGATAGAAAAGCAGCACGTTCCTGGCTTCGGAACGCTCAGCGTGCAAAGCATGTTTTCCGTGCGCGTGCCGACGGGCGATCGAAAAGCCGAATTTTTTGAATATCTAAAAGAATGCGGAACGTTCGAAGATCTAGCGACGGTGCATAGTGCGACGCTTAACTCGTGGTATCAGCAAGAGCTTGAGCAAGCAATCGCAGAGGGTCGCGACGATTTTAGAGCGCCAGGCATAGAAGAACCGAAAATAGTGAAACGTTTAAACATGAGAAGGGGAAAATGAGATGAGCAAGAAAACAGAGTTAGCGAAAGCAGCCGATGAGAAAAAAGAGTTGGCCATGGCCGAACAGTATGCGGGCCTAATGTCGGTCGACGATCAAACGGACGTAAAGGATATTATCCTTCCGAAAATCCTTGTCATGCAGGGGCTCAGCGATCTCGTCGCCGACGGGAAAGCAATGATGGGCGAGCTTCGCGAGTCGCTTGACGGTAGGCTCTTAGCCGCGAAAGAAGGTAAGCTCGAAGTCATCCCGTTTCATTCGACGAAGACGTGGGCAATCTTCGAGGAATCAAAGGGCAAGCTCGAATATAAAGAGACGGTGCCGTGGGGGCCGGAAAATTGCAACTGGGAATGGACGGCAAACGTTAACGGCGTAAACGTGCGCCGCGATCAATGCTTAAATTTTTACGTGCTCGTCGCGAGCGAGATTAAAGAGGGCAGCTTCATGCCGTATATGCTTTCGTTTCGACGCACAAGCTATAAGGCTGGAAAAAAGCTGGTGACGGCAAAAGAAAAGCTAAAGATGTTCAAGCGCCCGCTCGCATCAAAATGCTTCGAGCTATCGGCTATGAAAACGGAGAACGATCTAGGGACGTTCTACGTGTTTGACGTCGTACAGGGACGCGATACGACGCCAGAAGAATTAGAGGCCGTTAAGGGCTGGTTCGATATGATTCAAACAGCAAGCGTGAAAGTAGATGATTCTGATCTAAGGAGCATTTCTGAAACCGAATTACATGATACCGATGCAGTCGACGGGCGTGCCATCTAAGAAAGTAAAACCGGAGTCGTTGCCACGTGCTTTAAAAAACACGTCGCATGGCGTATTTGCGGCGGATACGGGATACGTTAAGATATGTCCCACGTGCACGGCACGCTGGAGCTGTGATAAAAAACTAGTCGGCGTTGATCGCGCGGTCGATATCGAGCGCTGTGAGATATGCGCTAAATTTAGAGCAAGAAAGGTCTATGAATGAGTCTTTTAATTTGTGGCGTGGATGTTGAGACGACGGGACTTGATACGAATAAAGACGAAATCATCGAGCTTGCTGCCGTGATCTGGGACGTCGATCGACGCTGCCCGGTCATGATGCAATCTGATCTTGTGAAGATCGAAAAACCGATCGCGGCTGAAATTTCAGAGATTACAGGTATCACGAGCGATGATTTGCACGATTATGGGCGCCCGTGGGAGGAAGTCGCATCGCGTTTCATAGATATCGCAAAGTCGTGCAATTATATCATGGCGCATAACGGCCTTGGCTTTGATAAGCCTATTCTAGCATCTAATTTCGCACGACTCGGCGTGCTGCTGCCCGATCGCACGTGGATAGATACGATGCTTGATTTGCCGCTTGCGCGCTTTAAATCGCGCGCGCTGGGGCATCTGGCCGCCGACCACGGCTTTCTAAATCCGTTCGCTCATCGTGCGCTTTTCGACGTGCTGACGATGTTGCGCGTTGCTAGCAGTTATGATATCAAAGACGTGCTCGCAAGCGCACGTAGCCCCGTCGTGACGGTACAAGCTCTCTGCGCAAAGCCGTGGGAAGACGGTGGCGCGAGCACGGACGAAGCGAAACGCAACGGCTTTAGATGGGACGGGGGAAATAAACGATGGGTCAAACAGCTAAGACAAGCAGCACTAGAAAGCCAGCCGGTAGCGGCGGCATACAAGACGGTAATTATTGGCTAGAAAATATACAAGAAAGCATTCGCAATAGCGTTAAAGAAAAATCCGTAAGCTTATTCGTGCGCATTCCGGAGAGCCAGATTGAATTCATAGGCAAGGTATCGCGCGCGATGGGCACGAACGGCTCGCAGTTTATGGATTTATTTATCCTCGATATAAAACGCGAACACGGTTCGAAGGGCGTCCCGCGATGGCTTGCGGATGCAATTAAAAGCTACACGCCAAGCGATGAAGACGAGCTAAAACCGTTTTTTTGTCGCATATCTGTAGCTGCTAAATCATATTTAGAGGTCCTAGCTGCACGCGCTGGCGTAAGCATGGCGCTGCTCGCTGAAATCTTGATTCGAGTGCTACAGAATGATCGTTCGTCGCGCAAACTTTGAAGCGCTCGTCGCTCGGTTCTCTCCGGCCGGCATTTATGCCGCCGATACAGAGACGACGGGGCTTAGGCCATATCAGGGTGATCGACTTTTCTCAATTATCCTTGCCGATGCGGCGGAGAGTTTTTATCTAAATTTCAAGCCCTACGACGGCCTTGCCGACGACTGGGTGCTGCCCCGCGAATGGCTTGCGCGCCTTGAGCCCGTGTTTTCAAATCCTGCATCGCTCTGGTATATGCACAACGCTAAATTCGATATGGGCATGCTTTTAAATGAGGGCCTGGAGGTCGCGGGCGCGGTGCATGATACGGAGGTGTGCGCCAGGCTTCTAGAAAGCAATCATCTAAGTTATACGCTTGATCAATGCGCTAAGCGCGTGGGGCTTGCGAAATCGAAGATCGTCGACGAGTATATTGATAAGCACAAGCTTTATACGATGCACGTACCGCACGGGAAAAAAGCGAAAAAGAAGAACAAGCATTTCGATCGCGTGCCGTTTCATATCATTAGCGAATACGGCGAGCAAGACGGGCGCGTGACGCATCAGCTCGGCAGCTGGCAAACGGCGCGGCTAGCGCAGCTTGATATCGAGACGCCAGCTGTATATAAACGGCGCGGCGAATTGCACGCAAACGATATGCGACTTACGCGAGTATGCTTCGATATGGAGCGCGTGGGCGTTCAAATTGATCTGCCGTACACGCAAGCTGCGATCAAGCATTATCAGGGTGTAATGGCTGAGAAAGCTAGAGATTTTTATAATATCGCGGGCCTTGAATTCGTCGATTCGGCAAAGGTGCTCGTCGAAGCGTTCACTAGGGTAAACGAAAAATTTCCGTTGACAGCTAAGGGAAATCCGAGCTTTACCGATGATGTGCTAGCAGGCTTTACGAGCCCGCTCGCTAGCGTGGTTCGAGCCTACCGAGAAGCCGCAAAAGTTACGTCCTCTTATTTCCTAAATTTTCTTCATTTTTCCGACCACTTTGGACGAATCCACGCTAATTTTCGTATTGCCGGCACCGAGACGGGTCGCTTCTCGATCGCTGACCCGCCACTCCAGCAATTGCCCAAAGAAGAATCGGGGCCGTATCCCGTGCGGCGAGCCGTCGTGCCGTTCGATAGCGAAAGCTGCTTGGTGATGATTGATTACTCGCAAATGGAGTATCGCATGATGGTCGATTACGCACGCGATCATGCGTTAGCAAAGCTTATAAACGGGGGGCTCGACGTTCACGAGGCAACGGCGCAAATGATGCGTGTGAGTCGTAACTACTCAAAAACATTGAACTTTATGCTTCTTTACGGCGGCGGGGTTGATAAACTTGCAAACATGCTCAAGATCTCGCGCATGGAGGCGAAGAAGCTTAAGGAGCGCTATTTCAGTGCGCTGCCGACGGTTCGCCAGTTCTCGCGGCGCGTAATCCGCGTGGCGACGGATGCGAAGCGCATTTATAATTGGGCCGGCTACGTCACGCATTACCCGGACCCAGATTTTGCGTACACGGCGCCGAATCATTTGATTCAGGGCGGCTGCGCGCAGGTCGTGCGCCGCGCAATGCCGCGCGTAGCGGATATTTTAAAAGGCCGTCGCTCGCAAATGATCTTGCAAGTGCATGACGAGCTTATCTTTAACGCGTACCCGGAAGATTTTCATTTATTTGAAGATATAAAACACGTGATGGAAAACTCGTATATTCCCGACGCGCTCGTTCCTCTTACTTGCGAAGTTTCCCATAGCTGGGTATCCTGGGCGGATAAAATCAAAGGAAGCCCTAGCCTTGCGACTCGTGAAACGTGAATCCGATCTAGTTAAAATTGTGCGCGACGATTTAAACGCGCTAAAGAATTGCTGGTTTTTTAAAACCCAAGAAGTCGCGCGCCGTGGTGTTCCGGATTTTATAATCTGTCTGCGCGGTAATTTCTTCGCCCTGGAGCTTAAGCGTGACGATCGCCAGGGGGTGAATTTCGAAGAAAAATATCCGCTGCAAGATTTCGTGCTTAAAGAGATAATTAAAGCTGGCGGGCTCGCTTACGTGATAACGCCAGGTAATTGGGATTTTATTTATTCGGCGCTTGTCGAAATAGATCGCGCTTAGTTGAAATCAAAAACCTGCCGAACTTCCGGTTTTACCTCTAGCCCCCTAATAACAGCTTGACCTTCACCGAGCCCGCCGCGTGCGTTAAGATAGTTTAATAGATCGCGCTTCGTCGGGAAGCTTTCAGCAATCTGCGCCACATAATAATTAGCGCGCTTAACAGCTGTGTTTTCTTCAGTGGTTTGGCTTACTTCTTCTTGCATAGGTTTTAACCCTTTTTCTGTGTTGGTAAATGATGATATAATTATTGATAGCTAACCAAAAAACAGAGGTTTTGTCATGGAAAAAGAAAGCTTATTTAAATTCGCTGTGCTTGCGCTCATGGGCCTGGCACTAACGCCGATCTTTTGGGCCGTGGATTTCGTGAAATCGAAAAAACACGCGCCGACTTGCCAAGAAATTCTGTTTGCCAGCACTATTAAGAAAGTAAAATAACCCCCGCCGGAGACTAATGCCCGACGAAGGTCGCGAACTAGAGATTTCTCTTGGTTACGAGATAGCCTAGCAGCGCGCCGACGGAAAAGCTAACGACTACGGAGCCGACAATAAAACTGGGGTCTTCGTACCAGGGCGACGCGGCTTTTATTTCTATAAGCTTGCTGTATTCTTCGAGGCTATAGCGCTCAATCTGGCATTCTAGAAGCTCTTGCGCTATATAACTTGTCGCTTGCGGCGTATAGCATGCGCACGTGAGCTTTTGCGCAAAGCACTCGTCGGGCGAAAGCGTGCGCAAGTCGTCGCTCTTAACCATCCCCCCTGGGGCACCAGGCTCATTTGCCTGCCCGCCGCGTGAAATATCACCGGCTAGGGTCGTCCTCGTTGGAAGTAGAGCGAGACTTGCGCTTAAGAAAATTATCAATGATTTCTTCATTTTTTATACCATGATTTCTATAGTCGAGCAAAAGTTTATGGCGCGTTATTTTTAGATCGCTGTCTAGTTTTTCAGCTTTAAACTCAGCTTTCTTTGCTCTATTTCGTAGCTCATTATTCCACGCCACGAGAAAGGCGGGAAGCAGTCTTTCGAGAAGACCGAGAAGCTTGGCGAGAAGCCCAAGCTTCGTTAGGGCGCTGTCTGTTTTTTCATCAAGCTTTTGGCTCATTCACTTTTTGCCCCAGCTTTTCTTTTGTGACCTTCGGCGTCCCGGCGCCGAACCAGCCGAGGATTTGAGCAGCCCAGCGCGCGAAAGATTCAATTTTATTGCCGAGCTGCCCGGTCTTTTCATTATTCAGACGATGGCCGACGAACGTTATGAATTCAGCAAGCGCGCGCAGCGATATCGCTAGGAACGTGAATATAGCTATGAGCCAGGCGTTTATTTCTGGGAAATTCGCCATGGCCGTGCAGACGAAGCCCGTGCATTCGTCGGGCAGCGCTTCGACGACTTCAAGGGCAGCGTCGCCCCCGGCAGCTGCAAGCATGGGCGAAAGAGCGGCAAGGGCTAGGATGATAAGCAGGGCTATGGTTTTCATTTTTATTCCTCTTTTGTGCATATTATGCGCGCTTGAAAAGTCGTCGCTCGATTTCGTCCCACGCGCCAAGGGTGCCCCTCGCATCGGCAATCGTCTTGATTTCTTGAATCGTGAGTCCGGTCGTGAGCTGGAAGTGCGCGCGCTCAATATTTTTATCCCCAAGCCATTCGAGGCCCTCGGCTTTCATGATTCTAGCTAGCTTATCATAATTGTCGCCGTTTGCGTCAGAATAGCCGCCCTCCCAGGTCCATTGCAGGCCCGCTTGAAGGGGAAACTTGTCGAAGACGAGGTCGACGGCAAGGCCGTATTGATGCAGTGAAAACCCCGGCTTAACCCAGGTGACCTTCGCGCCGGGCGTCGTGCGCCCCTGGGCATAAAGATAAGCCTGGCGCTCGGTCGAACGCCAGCCCTCGAAGACGTAGGCCCATAGGCCCTGGGCGTGTGCTATAGCAAGCCCGCGCTCGACGATCTCACGAAACGGGGGGAATAGCAGATGCAAGCTTCGATTGATACGTATCGGTTCGCTGGTGCTACCGGTGTTCATCGCTCGCCCTTTTCGGAACGTCTTGCGGAAAAAGGCTTTGCATCGTGCGCCAAAGCGCGTTTAGCGAGCCGCTTGATTGCTGAAGGGCCGAAATAAGGTGAATCATATCTTTGCGCTGAGTATCTATAGAGCCTTCGAGCTTTACGATATCTTTCTCGCGCTCGTCGAGCTTCGTTGCGAGCGTGATAAAGCTTTTCGTTAGATCGGCGCTTGCAAGCGTTAGCTTTTCAAGCTGCGTGCCCATGTCGCGCATCACCAGGCTTGTTTTAACGGCGCTTTTTGAAATGCGCCACCACAAGGCGCCGAACGCGGCGAGAAACGTAAGCGCTGCGGTCATCGCCTCGAATAAATCTTTGTAGGAATCTATTGCCATGCGCCTAGCCTTTCAAGCGTAAGAGAAGCGGCGAAAATCCACTCCGACGCGACGGCGTCGTGCTCGTCCGTTCTAAAATATTCGCATACATAATCGTAGCTTAGAAGAAGCTCGACCGTGGGGCCGAGGTCGCCTGCATACGTGCCGTTTAGATACTGATAGAACGGGCAGCGCGGCTCGCGTGCGGCGTGCTCTTTGATGCGATCAAGCATCGCGTCGCTCACGTCGAGCGTGAGGCGCGAGCGCTCGACTTCAGCAATATCGCCGCGCAGCCAGATGCCGAGCATCTGCAGGTGCGCTTCATAATCTTTAAGCCCTGGCGCATAGACGCCGGGCCACGAGCGAGCAACGTTATCTTCGCCGCCGAGCGCGTGAATCACCTGGTAAAGCATGCCGATCACGGCGGGCGTATAGAGCACGCGCCCGTCGGAAAGGGGTTCGCCCATCTTCCAATAGTTTTTCTTGCCGTAATCGGCGTGGCGTTTCGCGAGCGCAAGATCGCTCTTTTTCCAAGCATACGCCAGGAGTCCCATGCCCATATCACGTGACCAACTTGTCGCTGAGCCGGCCCCTTCTTCGCAGAACGGCTCGGGTCGACGGTTAAATCTACCCGGTGCGCCAGGATATTCGGCTGCCGTAAAATTAATCACGACGCCGTGCGCCGCGCCGAGCTTCCCCGTCCATAGGGCTGCGTCGCAGTGGGCGGTCCCTACCCAGCCGTCGGGGGTCTGCAGGGCTTTAATCTCGGCGAGCTTCTCTTCGTACATGGCCACTAGCTCGGCAGCGCGCTCGGGCACGGCGCCTTGCTGGGGCTTATTAGAGGAGCCGCAGGAAAATAGAAAAAAACTAGTCGTTATCCATAGATATATTATTTTTTGCATGCGTTCCGAGCCTTTTTTCTAGGATTTGATAAAGCTCCCAGGGCGAATGCATCGCAAGATCGTCGCCCACTTCTAAAAGAAGCGCGTCGCCGACGAGTTCAGCATGCACCTGTGCCACGAGATAAACGATCTCGGTGCATAGGAAGGATTCAATAACCTGGAGGCGATTAGTCTTAGGAAATGGTACACGAAGCAGTTTTTTAAGCATAGCGCGGAATGCGAAAAACGCGAGCGCCGGGTAATCGTAGCCGTCGTGCGGGCTTACGTAGCTCTCAAAAAGCTCCGTGGCGGCTTGCTGCAAGGTCTCGGGAAACGAGATTTCTAGGCTTCGATGCACGGTATAGACGGCGTGAAAAGCGTCGCGTGATGATTTTATAATCCCTGTGCCGTAGCTATGATAGATGCCAGCCGGGATGTCGACGGCGACGTGGCTCACGGGCTCGCCGAGGCCCCAGCGGATAATTCGACTGCCAAGCTTATTACTACGGACAAATAGTAATTTCATGCTGGCGATATATTGCCTTTTGCACAGGTCACAAATACCACGCTGGCTTTTTGTGCTGGCTGAAGGACGCCGTTATAAAGATAAAAGCTCAGCCTTATTTTCCAGCTGTTGTATAGAAGCTTGCCTACAAGATCGGTTACATCCATCGAGCTTTGTCCCGCCCCCGACTGAGCCCATATTTTTCTACCAAAGGAATGAAGGTTGATTTCAAAGTCAAAGAGGTTGTAACCACCCGTTTGCTCTGAATTAACAGTCAGCTCGTTAAGGGTTGAGTTGTAGTCGAACCACCCGTTATTCCCAGCGGCTGGTATAGGTACAGCTTTTAGAATCTGGGTGTTTGTTAGCTTAGCGGTAAGATCCATCGACCAGGCCCCGGCACCAGGGGGCGCGGGGATAATGAGGTTCCCCCCTGTGACTGCGTATTTGTTAAAATCCCCCGTGGTATTTGTAAGCCCAGTTGTTGCAGGGGCTACTAGGGTTGCGTTGAAATAGTTCGCAATCGAGCAGCCTTCCCAATTTACTCGCGCACCGATTGCATAAAAATGATTTAGCAGCTGAAAATCTTTAGTTGTATTGCTCGAGTCAAATTGCAGTGCAGTGCCGCCACCATAAGTCCCAGAAGCAATGTTGTCTGCTTCTCCTGTGATGTACAGTGAGTATCCACCCGGCACGCGATTTGTTGCCTGCAACATTCTTCCGTCGTCAGTGGCAGGTGAAGGAATAAGCAAGCTTCCTACTTTCGAATACATCTGCATGGATCGTACAGAATCATCAGCAAGAGGTTCGTTGATGTGTTCATCTACGATTGTATCTAAGGTTGTTTCATCAGGCTCAGACAAAGCTTCTTTAAAATAGATATCTGTTCTCTCAGGTGAATCTAAGGTATTGATATAGTCTAAAGCAGTTACAATCGTTGAGTCATGGATTTCTGCAATAAGTCTATTAGTGTTGCAAAGCTTCGCGTAGGTGTATAACTCGCTCACGATATTCTCCAAATGAACATACGAGCCTTTCGCATATAAACCGTTGTCCCAGAGCCTATCACTTTAAAATCAAGGGTAAATGTATAGTTACCAGATAGGCTCGGCTGCCTTACAAATCCTGATGACAAAGGATAGTCTGTATTTGTACCAGTAAATAAACTAAAGGTTTCTATATCAGTACCATCACGTCGAATTCTAATGTCAATTTTTCTATCTGCACGAGCAGTGCGCCAAAGGAATTGAAACTGCACAAGATAGTTGCCGAAAGACAACGGATCTGTGGGCGTTAAGCTTAGTTTGTTAAGGAATGTTGTCGTGGAACTTGTCGAAGTTTCGGTGTTGTCTTC